TGTACTGATACATCATCATTAAATTACAACCCATTAGCTAATACTGATAATGGTAGCTGTATAGCTAAAGTATTTGGTTGTATGAACCCACAATCATTAAACTTTAACCCATTAGCAAATGTAAACGATGGTTCGTGTATCGCTAGAATTTATGGATGTACTGACTCAACCTCATTTAATTATAATCCATTAGCTAACACTGATGATAGTTCATGTGTACCAATTGTTTATGGGTGTACAAATCCAACTTCTAAAAACTATAACCCATTAGCTAATACAGATGATGGTAGTTGTATTCCTTACATTTACGGTTGTACAGATTCAACATCATTCAACTATAATCCTTTAGCAAATACTGATAACGGTACGTGTATCCCTAAGATTTATGGTTGTACTGATCCTACAGCATTCAATTACAATCCAAATGCTAATACTGAAGACTTCAGTTGTGTACCAATTGTATACGGATGTACAGATTCAACCTCTGTAAACTATGACCCATTAGCTAATACTGATAATGGAACGTGTATTACAGCAGTTTATGGTTGTACTGATCCAAATGCTTACAATTACAATCCTAATGCTAATGTTTCAGATACTACAGCTTGTGTATACGATGCTGGTTGTATAGATGGTCCTGGTAACCCATATTGGTTAAACGATCCATGTTATGCTTGGGTAATTGATGTAGACGAATATTGCTGTACTAACTCATGGGACCCAGATTGTCAAGCACTATATAACTATTGTGCTACTCAAAGTGGAACATTAGATTTTGAAGAGTTTACTTTCGATCACATTGTAGTATTCCCGAACCCTACTACAGGTAAGCTAAACATCAAAACCAATTTAGATGTTACTTACACACTATATGACTTTACAGGCAGAGAAGTAATCAAAGACTCTACTGATGACGTAATAGATATTACAACATTACCTAACGGAGTGTATTTCTTATCTATTAGACACCACGATAAAGTATTCAATAAGAGAATTGTAAAAGAAGACTAAGATGAAAAAGTTACTGTTATTACTATTAATTCCGTTTTCGGTAAGTGGACAAATAAATGTAAAGGATCAAATCAAGAAGACTCTTAAGTTCTCTACATTCTATGCTGCTTACAACGGTAACAACTCTCTATCGGATGTTATCAATTATTCAGTTACAGATGGGTTGACAACCTCAACCACTGAAACACCTTACGATTACTCAGCAGTATTTGGTATTAGAAAGATTCAGAGATTTGGATATGAGCCAAATATTCAGAATAGATTTAAGAATGGTACTGAGAATTCATTCTCTGATGCAGCTACTATCGGGAGTAAATCTAAAGGGTTTGAGTACTTGTTTGAGTTTGATTACAGGAGACAGCAAGGTAGTGAGTTCTTAAATCAAGATCACTTTGTAAGATACATTGCAGATAATTACGTACTGAAGGTAGAGTACTTAGAAGACGGCTTTGCTGATATCGGTTACTTTGAATCATCAGAAAGATTAAGACATAAGTTCAATAGAAAGTTCTCTATTAATATGGGAACAATGCAGCGTATATCTGAACCCTACGGCTTTGATCCTTTTGAAGATAGGTTAAGAGAAGACGGAAGTATTCCTTGGATGAAGATTGCTACTGAGATGGGATACAATTGGAACACATTAGGTCTAGGAAGTGTATATTCTAACTCCGATGGTGAGATAGTGGCTAACAGTACTGACGTATTCAAAGAAGTTATAGTACCTCAAATCTTATCCGACTACGCTAACATTCAGAGGAACGCTCTTCCTAACAAATGGGAGCATTCTTTAGTAATGGGATTTGATTATTACCATTACTCAAAAGACTTCTGGTTACACTCTTGGGCTAACTTACTACCTTACCATATTGACATCGATAACGAGTACAGTTACCACAAGTTCCACGGTGGACAGTGGTTAGATTATTCGGGTGGTTTAATATTTGGATATCGTTTTAATCGTTCGTTAGGTGTGTTTACTGAGGGCAGGTACCATAAGTACTGGAATAGAACTTGGTATGAATTTTCAACTGGTATTAATTATATTATATTGTAAGGTTATGAAGTACATAAAAGACAACATAGGAACAGTGTTACTGGCTATTATATTAGTACTTCATATAGTATTTATACATGTGAAGATATCAAATGTAGAGTCTAAAATTCCATCCGACTATGTACCTCGAATTGAATACGATTTGAAAGACCAGATGATTAGACAGACATTACACAACATACAAGTGGAAGTAGAATCACTTGAAAGAAAACTTAACAAAATAGAAGAGATAAGATAAGTTATGGCTCAGAAGATAGATGAAGGTACTCAGATTACCTTAGATTTAAAAACAATAGGAATTATTTTATTCTTTGTAGCTACAGTTGTTGGTATGTGGTTTTCACTCCAAGCTTCGATTGATGAAGCAAAAGAATTACCAATTCCACCTGACCCAGAAGTTACACGGATGGAGTTTGATATGAAAGACCAGATGATTCGTAATACTATTCTTAATACCCAAGGTGATGTTACTGAGATAAAGGAAGACATGAAACGTATTGAAGAAAAAATAGATGGGTTAAGGTAATATGAAAAAATTTTTAATTTTAATATCGCTATTACTACTCAGTACTCTATCTAGAGCTCAGGTAAGAATCGTACATTTCAACGCAGGTTGGAACGCCACCCACGATGTTGAGTGGGTAGAAGATCTCTCAGACTGTGAAGTAGAATTTGTTGATATCGCAAAGAAACCTAAGTTACAATCCAAATACTCTATTGTTGTAGTACCTACAATTATAATACTACAGTACGATGAAGAAAAGAAAAGGTATCAGGCTGACTTAAGCTTTAAGTTAACAGCTACTAAAGAAGAGGTCCAAGAGTATATTGATGAATTAATCCTTAGCGGATTCTAGAAGACTCTTCCTATTTATACGTAAAGAAGTTTCACTAAATTGTTTTAATATGTTTAAGTATCTTAATAAACAAATTATGGCGTTCAAGGATATGTTCAGAGACAATAATAATGTCAACGAAAAAAACGTAATAGGCTTCTTATCATTTGCAGTAATGGTTGTTTTCGCAGCAGCTGATCTTATCACAGGTTACTTAGGAAAAGATTTAGTAGTACAGGAATTTATTTATAACTCTTTTGTGTTTATCACATTAGGTTGTTTCGGTATTGCTGGGTTAGAAAAGTTTGCAGGAAAAAAAGAATAATAAATTATGTGTTATACTAGAGAACAAATTGAAGAAGCAGTAAAAGCAAAAAGGTACAAATGGTTTACCTCAGACAACTACGATGTTAATATTGTAGGAGTTAGAAATGCTGATACAAACGGAGAGGTAACAAATAAGTTTGATGACTGTGTTACTCTTTCATACAAAGACGAAGCGGGTAAATGGCACTTCCATTGCTTTGATGCTACTACTGACCCAGGTTCACATTGGACTGAGAAGCAGCTCTTGAATAAAAACGGAGTAGCGATACTAAAAGAAGGTCAGTATAGAGGTTCTCATATGATTGGCTTACATCAAGGTAAGTACGAAGCTTTAAGACAAAAGAAACCTTTAAAGGTATACAGAGACGGAAATCAAGACGATACTTACGACCTCATCGAAGAGAACGTACACGAAGGTATCTACGGTATTAATATTCACAGAGCGACAGCCAGACCAGGAGGTAAATCAGTACAGGTAGACAAATGGTCAGCAGGATGTCAGGTTATTGCTGCAAGCGACGATTTTAAGTTATTCATGGAAGTTGTGAACAAAGCCGCCAAAGTATGGGGCAATTCATTTACGTATACGTTGATTAACTCAAATGATGTTGCGTAATGAAATCTAACACCTTCTTTTTAGCAGCAGCAGTCTCAACCACTATGTCTTTTATTTGCTCTTACTTTTTAGAGCTCTACATGGGTAATGCAGAGCAGTACTTAGCGTTGATCGCTATAGTCTTTGTAGACGGCTTCTTCGGCATTAGTGCTGGAATAAAAAGAGAAGGATTTCAGACTAGAAAAGCTTTAAAAGTTCTCCAGAGAGCCTTAACCTGGATAATCTTTTTGACAGTTATACTAATGGTTGAGAAAGGTTTTGCAGGAACTAGTTGGCTATCTGAAACAATTATCGTACCTTTCATAGTATTGCAATTAATAAGCGCCCTTAAAAATGCATCTATGGCAGGTTTTATCAAAGCAGAAGAACTTAATAGACTCTTAGATCGAATAGACAATCACAAGGGCAACAGAAAGTAAACGCCTTATGTGGAAGAAGATTCAAGAGAGGATTCTCCCTTTCTTTATAGCACTATCAGCACTATCGGTATCAGCCTCAGCAGCTTTCTATTCAGTGAGCGGTTTATCTAAATTATTTGCCGGAGCATCTTTAGAAGTAATTATTATGGCTAGCTCATTAGAGGTAGCTAAATTAGTTATTGCTTCTCTTCTATATCAATACAGAAAGACTTTACCTAAATTGCTTAGGTACTATCTAACCATAGCAGCAGTAGTGCTTATATTAATTACCTCAATGGGTATCTACGGCTTCCTATCAGCTGCTTATCAAGAGACAGCTAGTAAGGCTGGTAGCATAGAAGCTCAAATAACTTTATTAGAAACTAAAAGAGATAATTACACAGAGCAGTTAGTAGGGTATAGTCAAGAGAAAGAATCTCTCAATCAATCTATATCGGATCTAAGAATGGGACTAGCAGGTAATAAGATTCAGTATAAAGACAGAGAGACAGGTCAGATTATAACTACTACCTCGTCGTCTAATAGGAGATCATTTGAGAGACAATTAGATCAAGCTTTAGAAAGACAAGACGTACTAAACGAAAGGATCGACGAGGTAAACCAGTCTATCTTTGATTTAGAAACAGAGATAGTAGAAGTGCAAACTAACGACGAATTAGCTGGAGAGCTAGGTCCGTTAAAGTATTTATCAGGACTAACTGGCATCCCAATGGATAGAATCATAAATTACTTATTGTTAGTAATCATATTTGTATTTGATCCCTTAGCAATCGCTCTAGTAGTAGCAGCTAATTATGCTTTTGAAAGATTAAAACCTAAAGAAAACATCTACGGAGAAAAGTTTATAGATGGAGAGCTATACGAAGAAAAGCCTAATGATGCGCTAATCAAAGCAGCTGAGAGATATAAAAAAACTTTAAAAAAAGATGACTGGACAGTTGTCGATGAAGAAGAATTTCGCGATCTTAATAGAGATGGAATCATCGATGAAGATGAATCGACCATCCTCAAAGTACTAGAGGAGACTGGTAGACAGTACAAGGTGCTGTACAGAGACGGTAATATTCGTTGGGTAGATAAACCTGATGAATCTAATAGAAAAGTTTACTAAAGGTTGTATACTATTAATTTTTTTCGTATATTGTAGTTATGTTTAATATTTTAGAAGTAGTTACAGGTTTATTTATTTTCGCTTTGATACTAGCACCAATAGTATTGAATGCTATTATTATATTTAAACTACCAACTAGAAGTAGAGAGCCTAGAGTATCTCCTGAGCATATTGCTCAATTAGAGCAAAACGATAATATCATTGTAGAGGATATTAATAATGCCCTTACTGAGATTGTTACTCGCTTAGAAGCTATTGAAGAGAGATTAGACAGAGAAGATCAGACTGTAAAAGGTTTTGCAAAGAAAGGTAAACAACAATTAAACGATTAATAAGTTATGTCAGAAGATACTGTGAAGTATGGACTACCTGCTACCGAAATACTTAAGGAAGAGTATCCTACTATTTACGCTGGTTATATGGATATCATGGAAGAGCAGCTGGAGTTATTTAGTAAAAAGCATCTTGACTATGGTATGCATAACATCACTGCTGGTACTAGCCTTGCTAATGAAGAGGAAAGGTCTTTTGCTCTCACAGGATTATGGTATAGGATGAGCGATAAGATCAATCGCTGGAAGAACTTGATCATTAATAACAGAGGTGTTAATAACGAACCTCTATCAGATACCTTTCAAGACATCTGCAACTATGCTATCATTTGTCAGCTAGTTGAGAAAGATCAATGGAAGAAATAAGTTATGGCTAAAAAGAAGCTACCTAAGCAGGTAAAGCTTGTACTAGAACATACACCACATCAGATTGATTATAGAAGAGAAAAGAATGTCTCCGCTAGTCAAATACTAATGTACGATGAATGTCCTCACAAGTGGAAGCTATCTAAGATAGATAAGCTACAAATATACACTCCTTCAGTACACACCGTCTTCGGTACTGCAATGCATGAAGTTATTCAGGACTGGTTACATATTATGTATAGTCAATCTGCTAAAGCTGCTAATGAAGTAAATCTTCGAGAGCAACTTAAGCTAAAGATGAGAGAGGTTTACGAGAAGGAGAGAAAGAAGACTAAGGAAATCTTCACTACTGCTGATGAACTTAACTCCTTCTTTCTAGATGGATTAGAAATATTAAGTTACTTACAGAAGAAAAGGTCATCTTACTTCTCGTTAAAGAATACTTACTTAGCTGGAATAGAGACAGATATTGTTCAAGAGATAAGACCTAACGTTTACTTTAAAGGATATATTGATCTAGTCTTCTATAACAAGCTAGCTGATACGTATACTATTATCGATATCAAAACTTCTACTAGAGGTTGGAGTGATTACGAAAAGAAGAATGATGCAAAGATAGCTCAGATACTTTTATATAAAGAGTTCTTTGCTAAACAATTCAATGTTAGTGTAGATCAGATTAATGTCGAATACTTTATACTTAGAAGGAAGATTAACGAAGACGCTGATTTTGTAGCACGTCGAGTGCAAGAATGGAGACCAGCTTCCGGAAAGGTAAAGAGAGGAAAGGCAGTTAAGTTACTTAACGATTTTGTTAATAATGCTTTCAAGAATGGAGATTATAATTTAGAAGGAGACTTTGCTCCTACTCCATCTAAGAGTGCATGTATGTTTTGTCCGTATAAAGAAGAAAAAAGTCTATGTTCTCATGCAATAACTTAGATCCGTATATATTTATATGTATATATAATCTAATAGGCTATGAGTAAAAAACTGACCAGCGTAAGAGTTGAGCAAGAGTTATTTGAAGATTTCAAGATCGAATGTGTTCGTTACAAATTTTCCTTTCAAAAGCTTGCCGATCGAGCAATTTTTTTCTATCTTACAGATGATAAGTTTAGAGAAAGAGTTCACAACTTGAATGACTTAAAGAGAAAGTAAATGAAGGAAAAATTTCGTTATGTTAAAAAAGAAGATCGAAAAAAGATTCTTCTGTTGTGTGATGATATCCGAATGCATAGTGGTGTTGCTACTATGGCTAGAGAGATAGTTACAGGTACTGCACATCACTTTAATTGGGTAAACGTAGGAGGAGCTATTAAGCACCCAGATCAAGGTAAGTTCTTCGACTTATCTACCGATGTTAATAAGCAGACAGGTATCGATGATGCTGATGTTAAACTATTTGCAGTTTCAGGATACGGAGACCAGAACCTAATCCGAGATATTATTAAGAGAGAAAAGCCTGACGCTATACTACTCTTCACCGACCCGAGGTATTGGACTTGGATGTTTGATATGGAGAGAGAAATTAGAAAGACTACTCCTATCTTTTACTTAAACATCTGGGATGACTACCCAACACCTTTATACAATAGAGCGTTCTATGAGAGCTGTGATCTTTTAATGTCAATTAGCAAGCAGACTAAGAATATTAACGAACTTGTATTAGGTAAAGCTGCTGAAGGAAAGACATTGACGTATGTACCTCACGGTATAAATGAATTTCAATTCTATCCTATTCAAGATGATGAGCAATATAAGCAGTTAGAAGTTACTCGAGAGAGTATGTTTGAAGGAAAAGATATTGACTTTGTAGTCTTCTGGAACTCTAGAAACATTAGACGTAAATCACCAGGCGATGTTATTCTATCTTATAGACACTTTTGTGATTTAATCGGCAAAGAAGCAGCTAAGAAGTGTGCATTAGTTATGCATACCCAGCCTGTAGATCAAAACGGTACTGACTTATACGCAGTAAGAGAAGCTATATGCGACCCGGAGTATGTAAATGTATTCTTTTCATCTAACAAGCTTAATACTCAACAGATGAACTCTCTTTACAACATCGCAGATATAACGATGTTAATCTCTTCTAATGAAGGATGGGGATTATCTCTAACAGAAAGTATGATGGCAGGTACTCCTATTATTGCAAACGTAACAGGTGGTATGCAAGACCAGATGAGGTTTGTAGATGGTAACGGAGAGTGGTACACACCTTCTAAAGAGGTACCTTCCAACCACATGGGCACATATAAGGAGCATGGTAACTGGGCTAAGCCTGTCTTCCCTTCTAACATTTCTCTGGTAGGTTCAGTACCTACTCCTTATATACATGACGACAGGTGCGACTTCAGAGAGGTAGCCGAAGCTATTAAATACTGGTATGACCAAGGAGAAGAAGGAAGAGCTAAAGCAGGTCAGTCAGCAAGAGATTGGGTCACATCAGACGAGTCAGGTATGTCTGCTAGAAGAATGTGTGAGAATGTTATTGAAAGTATGGATACAGCTTTTGATACTTTCATACCTCGCCCCAGCTATGATCTACAAAAAGTAGAAGATCTAGCACCTAAGTATGTTGAACACCCAATGGTATATTAGTAATGAGTAAGATAACAGTTGCAATTAGCTGTCCGATTGATACGTACAGCGGCTATGGAGCAAGAGCAAGAGACTTTGTAAAAGCTTTAGATAAAAACAAATACAATATAAAGATCCTAGCGCAGCGCTGGGGCAGTACAAGGTTTGGTTATTTAGAAGATCATCAAGAGCATGAACTTCAATCTATGATCGTACCTCAACTCACAGCACAGCCTGATGTATGGATTCAAGTCACAGTACCTAATGAGTTTCAAAAGGTAGGTAAGTTTAATATTGGACTTACAGCTGGTATGGAGACTGATATATGTCCTCCTGAGTGGCTTGAGGGGTGTAACAGAATGGATTTAATTTTGGTATCTTCTGAGCATGGAAAGAGTTCATTAGCTAACAGTACTTTCAACATGACAGATCAAAAGACTGGTCAACCGAAAGGTACATTAAAGTTAACAACTCCGATTGAGGTTCTTTTTGAAGGTGTTGATGTAGAGAAGTACTATAAGATTGAAGAGCATAAAGACATAGCGTTAACTTCCGATTTGGATAGTATAAAAGAATCTTTCTGTTTTCTATTTGTAGGGCACTGGCTACAAGGTAATTTCGGCCACGATAGGAAAAACATAGGATGGACTATAAAAGCATTCTTAGAAACATTTAAGAATAAAAAGAATCAACCTGCTCTGATATTAAAAACACAATCAGCAAACGCTTCAATCACTGACCGAGATAATATCTTAGAGAAGATTGAAGCTATAAGAAAGACTGTTAAAGGTAAGTTACCTAGTATATATCTTCTTCATGGAGAACTAAATGACGAAGAGATTAATGAATTGTATAATCATCCAAAAGTAAAAGCTATGGTAAGCTTAACTAAAGGAGAGGGGTTCGGCAGACCTTTATTAGAATTCTCTACAACGGGTAAACCTATAATAGCTTCAGGATGGTCTGGTCACATTGACTTCTTAAGTAAGGAGTTTAATATTCTAGTTAACGGACAACTACACAACGTAGACAGCTCAGCAGCTCAGAAAGGACTAATATTAAAAGAAGGTAAATGGTTTCAAGCTAACGACGCAGATACTGCACAGGCATTTAAAAGCGTACATAGTAATTATAATAAGTACTTAGAACTCGGAAAAAGACAGCGCTATAGAACAAGTACTCAATTCTCGTTAGAGAAGATGGCAGAGAAGTTAAACAATGTACTTAACTCAAACCTACCAAACTTCCCTAAGCAAGTTGAGTTAAACATGCCTACCTTAAACTTACCTAAGTTAAATAAAGTAGAGAGCGCACCAGAATTAAAGTTACCAAAATTAAAGAAGTTATAATGGAGCAATTAGTAACATGTAAAAGATGTGGCAGTAATGCTTGCTTAGAGCAACAAGTTAACGAAGAAGTAACCACTCAGTTATGTATGGGCTGTGGTTTCACAACATCAACTCTTATGACTGAAGGTAGCGAAGTAGTTACGACTGCTTTAGAAACCTCCCCAGAGCTATACAAAGACTTGATGCACAGAGATCAAGACGGTAATATTTGGATGCCTTCTACACTTACTCTGCCGAATAAAGGTATGGTATTTGTTGACGGGACTAATACAAAAGACTGGTCATGGGCAGCAGTAAAAGCTATTCCTTTAGAAGAAGAAGATAAGAAATTATCAGATGATCAAACTCATAAGATGGACATGAAAAACCTTAAGCATTATGCTGAGAAAGATTTTATGGATGCTTTAGAGCATATTGGATTTTTTGCTATATAATGGTTGAGATAGATAAGTTATTACATTCGTTAAAGATCTTAGAAGATAATAAGCATTTAACTTTTAAACTTATATACGGACGTTATAATATTGATATCAAGAAATTAACAAAAGAGTTACATGACAATAAGTTACGCAGTAACAGTATGGAATGAAGTAGAAGAGGTTAAACGCCTTCTTTCATTCTTACTTAAAAATAAAAGAGAAGAAGACGAAGTTATAGTCCGTATGGACGATTCCGGCCCTAATGAGATTTGGAAGTACTTAGTATCACTATCGGGTACTCCTGGATACATTTACGCCAAAGGACCTTTCAATAAAGATTTTGCTAGATGGAAAAATAATCTCAACGCTATGTGCACTAAGGATTACATATTCCAGATCGATGCTGATGAGATGATTAACGGTTATATGATGGACTTACTCCCTCAAGTATTAGCTGCTAATGATGCTGAGTTAGTAGCAGTACCTAGAATTAATACTGTAGAAGGATTAACCGATGCTCATATACAGAAGTGGGGATGGCAAGTTAATAATGAAGGCTGGGTAAACTTCCCAGACTATCAAACTAGAATTTATAAAAACGATCCTAGGATAAGATGGCACGGTACTGTCCACGAAAAGATAATCGGACATAGTACATACGCTGTACTTCCGGCAGAGAAAGATTGGTGTTTATTACATACTAAAGATATTAAGAGACAAGAAAGACAGAATCAGTTTTACGATACTCTATAATTATGCAAACACATTTTTCTTTCAATCAAAGTAACTACACTAGAGACGTAAATTTTTGCGACTATTACTGGTTTAATAATGCTTTTACAAAAGAAGAGCTGAAAAAGGTAGAAGAGTTGACCTCAAGACTTCCTTGGAAGATCGGAACAACTCAATCAGGAGATACAGAATCTCATCGCAAGTCTAAGATCAAATGGTGCCCACAGAATAAAGAATGGTACTGGGTATACGAAAGGTTACATAATCTGATTGTAGAGGCAAACGATGCAATGTGGAAGTTTGAATTAACTGATATGCCCGAGATGATTCAATACACGGAGTACTATGAAGACGGTGGTCAATATGATTGGCATATGGATTGCGGTATAGAGATGCAGAACAGAAGAAAAATCTCAGTAACAGTTCAACTATCATCACCAGACGAATACTCAGGAGGTGATTTAGAATTTAATTTAGGAAACGTAATAGAAGGTCCTCGTAAACAAGGAGCAGCAGTTATCTTTCCTTCTTTTTATTTACACAGGGTGACTCCTATTACTAAGGGTACTCGTAAATCTTTTGTAATGTGGGTAGGAGGGGAACCTTATAAATAAATTAAAAATGAAAAAATACAAAGTAGGAATTATAGGAAATGGGTTTGTAGGAGAGAGTCAAGCTTTTGCTTTTAGTCCAACAGCAGATATTCGAATTTACGATATTGATCCATTAAAAGCTACTCACACATTAGAAGAAACTCAAGATAGCGACTTTACATTCATCTGCGTTCCTACTCCGATGAGAAAGGACGGTAGTCAAGATATAACTTATATTGAAGCAGTATTCGATAAAGCAGTTGAAGGTACGGTTTATATAATTAAATCAACCATACTCCCAGGTACAACACAACAATTACAGGAGAAATATCCTAATCTATCTATAGTATTTAGCCCAGAGTTTTTAACAGAAAGGACTGCTAAATTAGATATGCTTACTCAAGCACGTATTATCTTTGGAGGTGATTTAGAGCTCACTAAAGAAGTAGAGAAGTTATTTGCTCAACGATTTATGAACAGGCATTTCATACACACTGACACAACGACTGCAGAGCTAATAAAGTATATGAATAATACATTCTTTGCTACGAAAGTATCTATCATGAATGAATTTAAGAGATTAGCTGATGCATTAGATGCTGATTGGGATAAAGCTTTATATGGATTTGCTGCTGATCATAGAATAGGAGACAGTCACCTACACGTCCCAGGTCCAGATGGAAGAATGGGATACGGAGGTACTTGCTTTCCAAAAGACGTAAATGCAATAGTAACTCTAGGAAGAGAGCTAGGAGTACCTTTGAATGCAATTGAAGGTGGATGGCAGACCAACTTAGAGGTACGTCCGGAAAGAGATTGGGAACAAGATAAAGGCCGAGCAGTAAGTAAGTGATCACTATAAAGTTACATAATTGGAATAAAGGAAGAAACGAACCGACGTTTCGTCCATTTTTATTCGCTCAAAAGCTATTCAATGAAGTAGGCATACAGTTTACCGAAGGAGCTAATTACGATTATATCTTTGTAGGGATGCATGATTTCATAGATAGAAAGGTACCTTTAGATGAAAGTATTGCCAAAGGAGTTAAGGCAATTAAACCTTTTGGTGATAAATGTTTTCTGTTTGACGGTTCTGATTCAACATCTTTATTAGGAGCCTATGAAGTATTATCTAATAGCTCAGCACGATACTTATTTAAAAATCAATTATTAAAATCGAGAGAGCTTTACAGAGAGCCTTCTCCATTCAATAAAGTATTCTTTACAGGTGATAGTGATTTTGAAGTAGGATATGATATTTCTGATAAGGATTGGAACCGAATAAAGTTATCCGGGTACAACCTAGGGTATTTACTTCCAGACTATAGAGTACATTATAAAGAAGCTGAAGATAAACCTTTTGATGTATGTGCAATATATCAAGGATACCATGACGAGAACTACGACCACGGCTTTAGAAACGATACCTATTACACAGAGCATAGAGCAGGAGCTTGGAATATTTTAAACGAACTAGAGCATTGGGATGTACTCACAGAAAAATTACCTAAGCAAGAGTACATAGATAAGATGAGAAAATCTAAAGTAGCTCTATCACCTTTCGGTATGGGCGAAGTATGTTTTAGAGATTTCGAATTAATGCAGTTTGGAACTGCAATGGTTAAACCAAGTATGTCACACCTTAAGACTATTCCTAATCCATATATAGAAGGAAAGACTTATTTCCCGACAGCACATACATGGGATGATCTAACCGAAGTACTTTCTGAAGTAATAGACGATCCGGTTGCACAGAATGAAGTTGTACATAATTTTCGAAAAGTATTCTTAGAAGAGTATACTTTAGAGAAATTTGTACTATATTGGTATAACATAATTAAAGAACAACCAGAAGTAGTATGAAAGTAGCATTATGCTTACACGGGTTAGTAGGAAGTACTAAAGGTAAGAATGGCGACCTTTTAGGAGGATCGGATGAAGTATTGGAACACTCTTTCAGACATAACCAAGAGAATATATTAGGATTAAATGTAGATGTATTCATTCATTCGTGGAGTACTGAATTAAAGGAAGATATCTTAGAAAAGTATAATCCTAAGAGATACATTATAGAACCTCAGATTCAATTTAAAGTACCAGATTACATTAAATCTGATCAACACCGCGCCTTCGCGCATCTAAGCAGGTGGTATAGTTATAGGGAATCAGTAAAATTAAAAGCTGAATATGAACTACAGACCGGAGAAGTGTACGATTATATTCTTGTACAACGATTCGATCTCTGCTGGAATATTAAACCAGACTTTGCTAATTTTGATTCTAATTTGTTCTATGTAGGACATGCTGGATTAGATAATAAACGAGAATGGTCTGATCGATGGTTTATTTCAAATTCAACTTCTGCTGATAAGTTCGCAACAATGTATGATAAATTAGCAGAGTATATGGGACCTGGAGGAGAGTTCCCAAGCAGCAAACAGTACGCAGGTATTTCAAGTCACTTCTTGACTAAGTTTCATGCTAAAAAACTAGGACTTAAAGAAGAGTTTATATATAATTTTGGAGGGTATGGAAGCAAACCGGATGATTATAATGAAGTAAGAAGAATGTATTATGGGGACAAGTAACTATAACGAAGAAAGACCTTGGGGAACTTTCGAAAATTTATTGGATACAGATTACTGTAAAGTAAAAGAGATTGTAATTAAACCAGGACAAGCACCTAGTTATCAATATCATTTCAAACGTTCTGAAGTATGGGTAGTAACAAAAGGGACTGGAGAGTTGAGATTGAACGATGTAACTACTCAAGTTAGTACTGGAAGCATCTTACACATACCAGTTCAGGCAAAACATCAGATTAAGAACACAGGTACAGAAGATCTATATTTTATCGAAGTACAACTTGGTGAGTACTTTGGTGAAGATGATATTGTACGATTAGAAGATAACTATGGCAGAGTATAAGGTACTACTCACTGCAAGCGGTTTAGGGAGCCGCCTCGGAAATATTACAGACTACACAAACAAGTCTTTAGTAAGAGTCGGAGCTAAGCCTGCTATTTCTTATATTGTAGAGAGTTACGATAAGAGTATTCCTTTTGTAGTTACATTAGGACATTATGGAGAGCATGTGAAGGACTTCTTAGAACTAGCATACCCAGATCGTATCTTTCAATTTGTCAAGGTAAGTAATTACGTTGGTAAAGGATCTAGCTTAGGACTGTCGATGCTCAAAGCTAAAGAGTTGTTACAGTGTCCATTTATTTTCCACGCTTGCGATACAATCACACTAGATGATATCCCAGCACCTACTGTAAACTGGATGGCAGGTAAGTATATACCTCAAAGCTCTCAATATAGAACTCTACAGGTTAGTGGTGAAAAAGTAGTAAGAGTAAACGAGAAAGGTGAAATACGTTACGACTTAGTTTACGCAGGACTAGCCGGGATATACAGTTATAAAAGTTTCTGGTCCGCTTTAGAAAATATCTATGACAGTTCTCCCCTAGACAGCTCTTTATCAGATTGTCACGCTTTGTCAGCTCTTACAGAAGATATAGATGCTGTAAGATTAAGTACCTGGTACGATATCGGTAATACAACTTCATTAAAAGAAGTAAGAAGAGAACTAGGATCTAATTTTAAGATACTAGATAAAGTAGATGAAAATATTTTTATTTTTGATAACTTTGTTATTAAATTTTTCCATAATAAAAAGATTAATTTAAGTAGAGTTAAAAGAGTTAATTATTTAAATAAAACTACTCCAAACATATTAAGTTATAGAGATAATTTTTACAAGTATGAATTAGCTAAAGGCGAGCTTCTCTCACACACTTTAACTCCTGCTCGCACAAAAGACTTTCTCGAATATGTTCAATCAAAACTATGGAGTACAACTAGTAGAGATAGTGAGTTTCCTTCTGTATGTTATGATTTCTACATTAAAAAATCTCTACAACGTATTGAGAAATATGTAAAAGATTTTGGTAGAAAAGAAGATATAACAACTACTATTAACGGCGAAGAAATACCTTCAGCCGAAACTCTTATTCAAAAGTTAGCTAAGAAAGATATTTACTCAAATATTAAGACGCACTATCACGGTGATTTTATTTTAGATAATATTATAGATACTCCTGAAGGGTACTCCCTTATAGACTGGAGACAGGATTTTGGTGGTGAATTAGAATTTGGGGATGTATATTATGATCTAGCGAAACTTAATCACAACCTTATATTTAATCACGATATAGTAAACAGGGAGCTATACACTGTAGAAGACACCCCACAGGGAGTTAATGTAGATATATTAGTAAGTAAAAGACTGTTGGAATGTCGAGAAGTATTTCGTATCTTTGTAGAAGATAATGGATACGACTATAATAAAATTCAAATGCTCACAGGTATGATTTGGATTAATATGGCACCTTTACATGAGTACCCGTTAAACAAGTTTTTGTTTAATTTTGGGAAGTATAATCTAAAAAGAGCATTGAATGATGAATAATACTTTAGCACATGCAATTACAATCCTCTCTGAAGAATTAACTCACGTACTTGAATTCGGTGTATATAGGGGAGCTACCATCAGGCAACTTCGTAACAGTCTACCTAACGAGTATAAGTTATACGGCTTCGATTCTTTCGAAGGATTACCCGAGCACTGGACAGGAACCGAAACCACCCCAGAACAATTTAGCACTGGTGGAGTAATTCCAGATGTACCCGGCGTAACTTTTTACAAAGGCTGGTTTGAGGATACCATACCTGAACACTTAAAAGTAGTAGAGCCTATTGCCCTTCTGCATGTAGATAGCGATCTATACTCTTCAGCTGTAACTATATTAGAATCTCTAAGAGAGTATATCGTACCCGGAACTGTAGTTGTTTTTGACGAGTGGTATTACAACCATAGAGATATCGAAGAAAACAGACAGCACGAGCAGAAAGCTTTTTACGAATGGGTAGAGAAGTATAACATTGAATATGAAATACTACCTCAAATAGAAGATGAAAGACGAATAGTAGTAGTAAAATGACACCAAGAGTATTTTTAGGACCGATGACAGTAAACACTGTCGAAGCTATCAAGCAGTTAAGCTTACCTATAGGGCTTATACCTTCTCGTCGTCAAGTAGAATATGACGGAGGGTATACTGGTTATACTACAAAAGAGCTTTATGAATCTATCAACGATTCAGAAGTACTTCTTTGTCGTGATCATGCTGGACCGGGACAAGGTGCTAAAGAAGATGACGGTTATATCTCGTTAGTAGAGGATGTAAAGTACATGGATGTTATTCATATTGATCCTTGGAAGAAAGTATCAAGTATTGAAGACGGGATAGCTCAAACACTAGAACTAATACACTACTGCTTAACTATTAATCCTTTCCAAAGATTCGAAGTAGGTACAGAGCAAGCTATTTACGAATACTCTGCTGAAGATCTAGATCATATTTTAAATAGACTTAAAGTAAATTTAGGAGATAATTTCGATAACATCGAATACGCATGTGTTCAATCAGGTACAGGATTGGATCTTCCTGGTAGGAAAAATACTCGTAACTTCGATAGCACAAAACTCTCCGACTTCATATCAGTATGTAAACGTTACAACGTAAAGAGTAAAGAACATAACGGAGACTATTTAGTTGATAATTTTGGAATAGCTACTAGATTTAATTTAGGTTTAGATGCGATCAACATAGCTCCTGAATTAGGTCAGTTAGAGACAGAGTACTATCTTTACAAGATTGGATCTAATTTAGATCTATTCAATAAGTTCTACGATATATGTTACAATAGTAAGAAGTGGGAGAAATGGATTACTCGCGAGATTAGCAAGCATGAGTTGATACTAACCTGCGGACATTATATTGTAAACACTCCTGAGTTTAAGCAAGAGATAAAAATAAACTTTCCAGAAGCAGATAAAGATATTCAAAATAATCTCAAACAACTTATAACTAAAATGTATACTCAAGCTCATGGATCCAAGACCTAAGACTTTAATAATAGATATCGACGGAACATTAGTCGAACATAGCAGACCGGACGATGCTGCTAATCCTAATATCAAGATGGTATTATTAGAGGGGACTATTAAAAAACTACTTGAATGGGAACGTCAAGGACATAGAATACTTCTCTTGACTGGTAGAAAAGAATCGATGAGAAAGGTAACTGAAGAACAGTTAAGTGAGTTAGGTATCTTCTACGATATGTTGATCATGGGTGTTGGTGGCGGAGGACGTTACCTTATCAACGATAATAAACCAGACGGCCGCTTAGCAGCATTCGCAATTAATGTAAAGCGTAACGGCGGTATAAGTAACATTACTTTATGACAGATGTAGTATTTTGGATCGGAGTAAAGAGTAAAGATCCTTTATTAAGAGAGAAGCACGGCGATTTTAAGTACTTGGAGTATTCTAAAAAGACTTGGCAGTGGTGGTGTAAGAAGCATGGCGTACATTTTTTTGAGTATAGTACTCCTTCTTTACCTGATACCGGTACACATAAAGTTACTTGGCAACGCTGGTTTGATGTATTTGATCAACTAGAAGCTGCAAAGATAGATTACCGGAAAGTACTTCTGACTGATGGAAGTATCATGGTAAGGTGGGATACTCCAAACTTCTTTGAAATGGTAACAGATGATCTACATGCATTCAGATCTTTAGAGAACATAAAATGGATTGATCAAGGAATAAAAGGGTACTCAGATTTATTCGATAATTATCCTTTTGATTTAAAAAAGTATATGACATGCGGCTTTCAGATCTTTACTGCAAAGCATAAACATTTCTTAAAAAGATTAAAGGACTTTTACTTTGATAACTTAGATGAAATTCTTAAATTACAGAAGAGTGTAAGTAGAGGTACTGACCAACCAGTCTATAATCATTTACTACAGATAGATGGAATAGAAGTTCAACAGACCTTACCTGAGTCTTTCTGGCTTATGCATATGAATAGATTTGGATGGTTTGGACATAACTGGCAGTTAAAAGAAGACAATACTCCTTATTTTATAAAATACGGATACATATGGGTCTTCAGTGGATTTGATAGAAAGCAGCGAGAAAACTTGATGAAGCAGACTTGGGATTTAGTACAGAGTAAATATGAGTAAGAATATTATATTTTTAATTAACATCGTACACGACGATAGGAGTAAGAATCAAGGGTACGAATGGTCTATAAAGAGCTGGCGTAAGTATGCTGAGAAGTATGGGCATGAGGTCTTTGTACTAGACAAAACTTTATTCGAAGTATCTTATATGAAACCACAATGGTATAAGATGTACATATTAGACCTCTTAGAAGCGAATGAAGTTGAGTATGATCAGGTATTGTATGTAGATGCAGACACTATAATACATCCTAACGCTCCAGATATATTTGACTATACTGAACATAAATTCTGTGCTGTACGAAATTACGGAGATATGGATTGGGTATTAAGGAGTATGGAAAATTATTCTAAGTACATCTTCAACAATTTTAACTTTCCTTTTTATAAGTACTTTAACTCTGGAGTGATGGTATTCAATAAAAAACATAAAGAGTTATTTAAAAGTATTCAAAATTTCTATCATGCTAATAAAGACTCTATTATAAAAATGCAAAGCACATTTGGAGTAGGTAACGACCAGCCAGTCCTAAACTACTTTGTCAATAGAGATATTCCGGATGACTATAAAGTACTTCCTTATGAATGGAACATGCAAGACATGACAAGACTAGAAGTATTAACCGAAGACTATCTACATACTAGATACGGATACATTAGTCATTATAACGCTGGCGTTAAGCCAACTCCTGGGTACTGGATAGAGAAGACATACAGACATTTATACTCATGATAGTATCTCACAAGCATAAGTTTATCTTTATTAAGACAAGGAAGACTGCCGGCTCAAGCCTTCAGGTTGCTCTAGCAGAACATTGCGGACCTGATGATATTATCACAGGCCAGTACAGATTAGGTGTTGACGATAACTCTCATTCAGCAGGACTAAATATGGATAAATTCTGCAGTACTCATCCGCATCCTGAATTAGCACAAGTAAAGTCATTTTTAGGAGAAGAAGTTTGGAATAGTTACTTTAAGTTTGCTTTTGTTAGAAATCCTTTTGATATTGCAGTATCAAGGTATCATTGGGACTTAAAAGGAAAGATGGGCGTACAGGAGACATCTGTAGAAGGTTTCCAAGATTGGGTAAAGAGTGGTAAGTTATTCGATAAAGATAGAGCACATTTATATACTTCTACTAACGGGTATGTTGATTTAGATTTTATAGGTTACTACGAAAACTTAGAAGAAGATTTAGATTACATATGTAACGCTATAGGGCTAGATACTCTAAGTCTACCAAAGCTTAAAAGCGGATACCGCGATAACTCCTCGTATAGTAATTTCTATAACGAAGATACTAAGCAACGCGTAATGCAATTCTATGCAGAAGATTTTAGACTGTTTAGGTATAACTTCGAGAATAAAAATATATGTAAGCGTAGAAATATTCTAAGTGTAGGAGATAATTTTATTGAGAATGATAACATAAGTACTCCTTGTATAATTTATAGAGATAACGAATACAAGATGTACTTTAGTAACCATGAAGGTAGTGTAATAAAACTCGCCACTAGCTCAGCTTTAGAAGGACCTTGGCAGCAAAAAGGCGCTGTACTTTCCTTACAAGATACTCCTTGTGATACTCATATTGCAAGTCCTGAGGTAGTTGTAAAAGGAGGTAAGTACGTAATGTATTACCACGGTGATCAAGATGACACTCAAGGAACTTTTATAGCTGAAAGCTCTAACGGTGTGGACTTTGTTAATACTACATCTAGACCGGTATGTAAATTTTACTTAAGAGTCTTTGAGTATAAGGGCGTGGAGTACGGTATTGCAAAAGATGGTAATAACGGAGCTATACTTTACAACATAACAGATAATTTTACTCCAATAGCAAATATACTTCCTAACGCTAGACATTGTCACGCATTAGTTAAAAAGGATAAGCTATATTTAACATATTCAACGATTGGTGATAGTCCGGAACATATTAGACTCTGTACATTAGATCTAGGAGATACTTTTGAAGATTGGGAAGTAATCTCAGATGAAGCTTTAATCCTTCCGACTTATAAGCACGAAGGAGGTAACTTACCTATCGTAAAAACACAACCAGGTTCATCGACTCGAAGATACGGACGACCAGTAGCTGAGTTAAGAGATCCTTTTATGTTTGAAGTTAACGGAAAAGTTCATATATTATATGTTACAAGAGGTGAGAGTAGTATTGCTTACGCTCGCTGTATAAATTATTTTAATGAAGACTAAATTTGCAATAGGTTGCTTAGCGCAATGGTATGAGATTGAGATATTATCTGAGTACATTGATACGTTAATCGCAGCAATAGATAGATACGGAAAAGAGAATGTACATATTGATTTAACTTTATGTACCAATCAAGAGTTAGAGCGCATTGAAGAAGAGAGTAAGATGTTAGACATCTTACATGACTTCTACATTCAGACAAATAAACTAAAAGGATATAACATACATACAGTCATAACAGATAAGTTAATCACGATAGCAGATTACAGACGGACTTTTAACGAAACTTATTGCGATGATGTAGATGTACTGATGTGGGGTGAGACTGATCTATTAGTCCCTCAACAAGCTTTTGAAGTACTAGACGGTCTTCATAAAGTAACTCCGACTCCTAAGTATGTCGCTACTTTTGGTATATGTAAGATGTGGGACGATACCTGGAAACCTTTAGAGCATCCAGACTTTACAGATAAACCTTTTATTGAGAATGATTATGATAATTGGTGGTCTTTAAAGTATACCATGACCGAAAAAGAGATGAACGCTATCAACTCTAAAACTACACAACCAGAAGTATTAACTTTACCTCGACATAAGTTTAACGGATGTGGTTTAGTAATATCTTCAGAGGTGATTAGGGCAGGAGTGAACATACCTAAGTCAGTATTCTTCGTACATGAAGATACTGCTTTTATGATAATGACTCAAAAGGTGTTAGGTAATATTCCACAGTATGTTATACGTAATATATTAAACGTACACAATAGAAATCATCCTAGTAAGAGGATGTATATAAAAGGTGAAAGCGGCGACACTCTAAATCAAAAAAGACGAAGTAACGACTGGTATGTAAAAGCGAACAAGTACTCAGAAGAAAATTGTTACAATCTTTTTAATCCTAATTACAAATCAAAGACATGGAAGGACGTATGGAGATAGCATTCTTTACAGAGATGGGCTTTAATGGAAAAATTCCTCGTACTCATTCTAATATGAGAACAGAATTTGCTTGGATGGTAGCTTTAGATGCAGATCATTATAATCTTAATCAGACTCCTACTAAACAGTATGACTTAGGTATAGCTATAAACTCCAAGAATAATCCTGATCATGTTAACGTAGCTCAATATAAGACTAAATGTAAGCAAGTAGCAGTAATGCAAGAAGGTCCGTTTTGGTACTTCCAGGACTACCCGCTAGCTAACCAGGTACACTATTTTAATAATCTTACCTCAGCAGATATAGTATTAGTTCATAACGAACTTGATGCAAAATATTTTAAAGGATTAACAAATCATCCTGATGTACGGGTGCTTAGGTCCCTAATGATTGAAGATCCGATTAAGGAAATAACTTCTATAGAGCAAAGAACCGGAGTGATGATAGGAGGTAATTTCAAGAGCTGGTACGGAGGTTTTGATTCTTTTATGCTAGCAAAAAGCGTTACTGATGAAATATATTCTCCACAGATGGGTCGTCGTCAAGAAGGAGAAGAGCAATTAGGTATTCAACAACTACCTTATTTAGAATGGAATCAATGGATATCAGAATTAAGTAAGAGGAAGATTGGTATTCATATGATGAGAACTCATGCAGCAGGCACCTTTGCTATGAACTGTGCGTACTTAGGTATACCTTGTATAGGTTACGAAGGACTAGACACTCAGAGAATATTACATCCCAACCTGACAGTGAAAGACGGAGACTTAGATACAGCAAGAAAATTAATTAAGAAGTTGTATAACGACGAAGAATTTCTTATATTATGTAGTCAACAAGCAAGAGAGATGTATTCAAAGTATTATCACGAAAGTAAATTCACCTTATGAAAATACAGTTTATCGTAGTAGGATGGCATATGAATCAGCCGTCCCTAATAGAAGGATTAGCTACTCTTCAAAAAAACAACCCCAAAACAGTAGATGTGTTTTGGTCTTGTCATCGTGAACCTACTCAAGAAATTCAAGAAAAATTTAAATGTAAACTTTTTCACAATGGCGGAGAAGAGTGCGGAGCTTACGATCAAGCAATCGATTATTTAAATTTATCGGAAGATACTGTATGTTTTTTCTTGCATGATGATATTATAATAAAAGATTGGAATTTTATTAATGTCTGCATTGATTTACTAAGCAAAGGAGCGAAAGTAGTAGGGAACTGTTTAGATTACCCTGATAATTTTGATCCGTTTAAGTCCTACGATACAGGTATTACAGAAGAGTTTGATGGAAAACAGTTTATAGATTACGTTAAACCGGAAAATCGCCACCTGTTCACTGAGCAGCTTTTTATTAAGAAAGTACGTCCATCTTTTATTTGTATGACATATCAAAGTGTTGCACAAATAGGCGGATTTGAACCTAGAAAAGAGGCATTAATTCCCCCAACAGTTACTGATGGCAGAGTTCATTACCGTGGTTCAAAAGGACTAGGAAAGTACGGTAATCTTTTCCCTGCTCTAGTATGCTATAAAATGAACAAGGTACTAGGCTCAAATAATATAGCCTATTTAAGTAATAGATATCTAGATTCTCCCTTTGTATACGAACTAGGAAGAGGTGAATTCGATCCTAATAATCCTATGACATGAAAAATTTAAAATCGACAGTAAACGATCAAGGTAAAAAAGTTACTCAAATTATACACTTTGTAGGTGGTTCAAAGCGTACCTATCATGGGATATTGCCGGAAAGTATAAAGCAAGGTCAATTCACTAAGATGAAATGTGCTGATGGTACTATGCTTATGATAAATGATGAGAATGTTTTATGTATTGAAATTTTTAAAGAAGATTAAAATGGAACTAAGAAAAGAAATGCTACCTGTATTAAGACCTGTAGGGGGTAAGGAAGAAATTGCAGCACTAACCGAAGTTATTGAAAGTGGTTGGTGGGGAAAAGGTCCAAAAGTAGCAGAATTTGAAAAAAAGTTTGCGGAACTAGTCGGAGCTAAGTACGCAATAGCAGTCACCAGTAACTCTCACGGTCAAGACCTGGTAATGAAAGCCTTAGATATCCGTGACGGAGACGTCATCAACCCATCTATTTCCTTTATGGCAACTGCAATGATCCCGTTGTGGCAGCCTAACATAACAACCAATGTAGTGGATGTAGACCCGTATACAATGTGTATTGATCCAGAGGATGTAAAGAGAGCTTTAACTCCGAATACTAAAGCTGTTATTGCTGTTAACCAAGCAGGGGTACCTGCTCCGATCGATAAAATTAGAGAGTTTTATGATGGGCTAATTATTGAAGATTGCGCCCACAGCTGTTACACCCCCGGTGCTGGAATGCAAGGAGATATTGCAATATGGTCTTTTCAAGCAGTTAAGACTATGCCTTGTGGAGACGGCGGTATGATCACACTAAACGACAAGGCACTCTACAACAAATTAAAAGAAATGACATGGTTTGGAGTATCCTCAACATATTCTCGTGTAGCAAAGAACGACAAGGACTCTGTTTCTGGAAAACCTGGTTACACCTGGGACTATGAAGTTGATAAGATAGGTTACAAATGTTACATGATTGATATCAATGCTGCAATCTGTCTTGAACAAATGAAGAAGCTAGATACAATCTTGGATCATCGCCGTCTTATCCAGAAAGAATATAACTTGAAACTGCATTCAATAGTAGAACGTCCTCCCCATACTGAGACAGTACAGTATTACTGCGCAAAAGTACCTATTGGAGATAGAGATGATCTAATCGACTACTTGGCAGATAAGAATATACATACTTCTGTACATTTTAAACCTCTACACACATACGAAATTATTAAAAAACACTTAACACATCCGGATAGAGAACTTCCAGTAGCGGATCTGGAATGGCAAAAATTAATATCCTTACCGGTACATCCCGGAATGAGTCAAGAAGATATCGATTACGTTGTGTACTGGGTGAATATGTACTTCGATACAAAGTACGGAATTGCAAAATATATTTGATATACATGAAAGCATTAGTTACAGGCGGAGCAGGATTCATAGGCTCTAATATTGTAGATAAGTTATTAGAGAGGGGATATGAAGTTTCGATTATAGATGATCTATCTACAGGGAAGAGATCGAATTTAAATCCTAAAGCAAATCATTACGAAAAATCTTTACATAACACCTCAGTAGAAGAACTGACAGAGATATTAAAAGATCACGAAGTTGTATATCATACAGCAGCACTAGCACGAGTTCAGCCAAGTATTAAAGATCCGGTAAGGTATAATGAAGCAAACGTAACTGCTATTGTACATCTTTTAACTGCTTGTGTCGAAGCAAAAGTTAAAAGAGTAGTGTATAGTGCTTCAAGCTCTGCTTACGGGAATGCAAAAGTATTTCCTACCCCGGAGGATGCTCCAACAGATTCGTTATCACCGTACGGTCTACAAAAGTATATTGGAGAGTTATATTGTCGAATGTATAGTAAGGTTTACGATATTGATACTGTCTGTCTTCGCTACTTCAACATATACGGACCACGAATGAACTTCGAAGGAGCTTATAAGACAGTTATCGGAGTATTTGCAGAGCAAAAGAAACAAAGTCTCCCTTTAACTATAACGAATGACGGAACACAGAGGAGAGATTTTACTTACGTGAAAGATGTTGTGCGGGCTAATATATTAGCAGGAGAAAGTAAAGAGAAGTTTGTAGGTGAAGTTTTTAATATAGGAAATGGCGGCAACGTTAGCATCAACGAAGTAGCAGATATGATAGGAGGTACTAAGTCGTATGGCGAACAACGCTTAGAGCCTTTCGAAACCTTAGCAGACAATAGCAAAGCAAGAAGAGTACTTGGATGGACACCAGAGGGGGACTTAAGTGACTTTATCGAGAATGATCTATGGAACTTAGACGAACTGAAATGAAAATAACATTCGTTATTCCTTCAAGGAACAATTTAGAATTCTTACAACTAGCTTACCGCTCAATTCGCAGGTTAGGTACTACACATGAGGTATTAGTATTGAATGATGCAAGTACAGATGGTACCGCCGAATGGATAGAGGCTCAAGAGGATGAGGATCTAATTGTATATCACAATCCAGGACCAGAGCGTATTGGTATTGTAGGAATGTTCGATAAAGGTATTGAGATGGCTCGTACTGATATCATTATGGCATTCCATGCTGATATGGTAGTGTGTAAGGATTTTGATACAAATATACTCAAACATCTTCAAAGAGGTAAGGTAGTATCAGCTACAAGAGTTGAGCCACCACTACATCCAGATGGTCCAGAGAAGCTATTGAGAAACTTTGGTATTGAAGTTGATGAGTTTAAGATGGATGTTTGGTTAGACCAAGCAGAAGGATTAAAAGAAGATAAAGTTACTGAAGGTACCTTTGCACCATGGTGTATGTATAGAGAAGACTTCCTAGCCATTGGAGGTCATGATGAATTGTTTGCCCCTCAGTCTAAAGAAGATTCTGATTTGTTTAATAGGTTTGTGTTAAATGGTTACCAACTTATACAAAGCTGGGATGCGTTGGTATATCACTTTACGTCTAGAGGTTCACGATTCAATAAGCATGCAGGTGGAGCAGCAGGACAGAACTCTCAAGAGTGGTTGTATACTACAACTAAGAATATGAGAAATTTTATTCGTAAGTGGGGTACAGTTGTACTTCATGATGCATTAATGAAACCGATAGTACCTCCTAAGTATGATATAGCTTTTAGAGTAACTAATCCAAGTCTAGATTTGTTACATGCTTTAGAGCCTTGGTGTAGTTATATTCATGTAGGCGCTGATAATGAAGAGCTGGTTGAGAAGTACATTCAACAAGAGCAACCTAACACTATAATTGATCTACAGAATAGAATAAATGTTTACGATGGTGACAGCGAGATTACTATTTATATAAACGGAAACACGTTTACACAAGAAGATTATCAAGTTATTCAACAGTTGAGCGAGATTATTCAACATAGTGGTTCAGTCGGAAAGTTTGCTTTAGGTAACTTGGAAATCTCTATTCAAGAGATGAATGAATATCAAAATGATTTAATCCACATTTAATTATGGGAAAGATTAACCTTAATGATTTAGAAGACTACGAAGAGGACTATGTACCTTATGAACCTATTAAGAAAAAGAAGAAGAAAGTAACTCCTATTTATAATAAAGATTTTCCGGACGAGTTGGATAACTAACCTTTTGTTCGTATATTTAGATCAATATGAAAGAGCAATTATTAGAAACAGTTAAAGAGGTTCTCAACGAAGCTACTAAAGTAAACTTTAAAGGACATAAGTTTATACTCAGAGTAGATGTAAATGAGGACCCTAACAAGAAAGGTATTAAGGTTCAATTCCTACCAACTACCTTCGGAGCTATGTCCCCTCAAGAGCAGAACGATATCGCTATCGCTTTAGGAGACAAACTAGACTCAGGTCTAAACCGATTTGGTATGCGAGTAGAGAGAGACCGTAATTTAAAAGATAAGAGCGTTGTAGGCTTCTTTATCTACATTGAATACATCGATAAGATTATTCGCCAAGCGTTAGGTCAATCTCAAGAAGAACTTTAAAAGGTTATGGAAAAATACAAATGTTATAATACTTCTGATACTAATCAGGAGACTGTGTCTATAGTAGAAGCTGAAAATATACACGCTGCAATTAATTATTTTGCAGCACAGAAAAAGTTGTCTGTTGAGAATTTTCTTCGTATATTTAGTGTCAGCGAATGGAAACAAAAGAATACATAAGAGACGTTTTAACAGATGATCTACCTCTATCTTTTAGAGTTAAGACATTATCTAAGCCAATCGAAGAAGTGAAGAAGAAGACTTTTGTGGAAGTTATCAATCTCTTGAGAGAGATAAATGACCGAACAGATTTCATGGCTACAGAGTTAGGAATGGATGTAGTCGGGTATGATGATAAGTTCTTTCAAGCTATCGAAGGCTTATTAAAGATAGCTTTTAATAAGAAGCAAGTACTACTTATTGAAATGTACCTAAACGATATTCCGATGATGAAAGAAAACTGGGATGGTACTATTACAGTTCAGATAAAAGAAGAAGAAATACAGATAGCTTTCGAGACACCATTAGATGTCTGGAATGCTATTCAAAGATTTAATTAAGTTATATGATAAAGAGGTTTTGTAAGGTGTGTGGTGAACAGATTCACCCCATGCGATTAAAAGTACTGCCGACCGCAGTCACTTGTGTAGAGCATTCCACTACAGGTCAGAAGAGAGCTCGAACTCTCTCATTAGGTCAAGGAGATCATAATTATAATGAGATCGAGATCTTAGACGAAAAAGTATACCGTCAGGTAGTAGCAGTTGAATATGGAGAGCGATCTCCACTAGATGATCTAATTGAAGCTCAAGACTACGAAGCTGAAGCAGTATCGGATAAATCCGGAAGCTTACAGAAGAGAGCACGTCTAATCGAAAACGATGAAGATGAAGGTTACGTACTCCCAGATGATTACGATCATAACGAACTATAATGTTAGAGAAGAAGAAAGGACGGCCTAGAAAGATTCTCACTAGAGAAGATATTGAACGTGCTATTAAGATGACTAAATCTAATAAAGCAGCTGCTCGATACCTTCACGTATCCTTTCCTCATTATAAGACTTACGCTAAGATGTATGAGAATGAAGAGGGACAGACTCTTTACGACTCACATCTAAATCAAGCCGGAAAGGGTATACCTAAGTTCTTAACTAGTAAAGGTAAGGAACCAGCTATTGAAAAGATAATTGACGGAACCCTTCCGGTAGAGCACTATAAGCCTGAGAAGATTAAAAGGAAGTTAATTGCGGAAGGATATCTTAAAGAGGAATGTAAGCGCTGCAGGTACACTGAAGCAAGAGTCTTTGATAATAAAGTACCTTTAGTTCTCAATTTCAAAGATAAGAATAGACATAACTATAACCTTGATAACATAGAGATGCTATGTTATAATTGTTCATTCCTATATGCAGCTTCTCCTATATCTGAAGAGCAGGTAGCACAGATGGAGAGTTATATTGAAAGAGCAGGTATACAGGAGCATGATTGGGAGTTAGATGAATCTCATATTGAGCATTTAAAAGAGTTAGGGTTGTGGGAAGAAGATAATAGTAAGCCAGGTGATGAATTTATTTCTAGAATATGAAAAAGGTACCCCGAAGACGCCAACACGCCCAGTTAGATCAGGAAAAGAATAAGAGAAAGCTTCTAGAGAAGCATGCCGATAAGCTGCTTGAGCAAGATAAGAAGAATAAGAAGTTAAGTGAGAAGTTGCTTGATAAAGATATTTTTACTATATTTGGTGATGAAGATGAATAAAGGTTATAGTTGCTATGAGAAAAAGAAAGCATGGAAAGGTAAGTAACTTCAAATACCATGGAGTTATTATCGAGAAAGATGAGATAAGTTATCAAGTTATCCACCAGACCAAAGAATTAACCTACGCTATTCCTATCGGAAGAAAAGGTCTAGTAGGAGGAGGAGTAGAAAGATTTAAAAGATAAGTTGGTTACTTAGAAAATATTTCGTATATTTAACATGTTAAAGTAATAAAGGTTATGGGAGAGAAAAGAGGTAATTTAGTTAAGTTAGTCTATGATTTCGATACTGTGAAGGTATGTGAGATAGGAGTAACTAAGGAAGAAGGGATTACGTGGTACCGAGTAACAGCTAAGAGATTTAGATCATGGGATGGACCTAGAAGGTTAACTGGTCCTATCGAACAACCAGGTCACGGAATAGAAGCTTTCCAGAATATCGAAATGGAGACTATTGACTACGAAGGACCTCTTTACTTATATGAAACTAATATAAGGAAAGAAAAGGAAGGAACTGAAACTTACTGTGAACCAATTAAATCAGAGATAGATGAAACGCTTTACGTTCGACCAGGTAACAGACTTTAGTGATTTTTTTTCTGGAAGCAATCACGAGATAACAGATGCAATTGTAGAAGGAATTAAAGCAGCTATTGAAGCAAAGAAAGAAGAAGCAGAATTATTTGAGCTAGGCTTCCATGAAGAGGATGACTTCTTCGAAGTATCTCTACAGAAGGATGAATGGCCTCAAGCTCTTAGCGCCTGTATGACTAAGTACGAAGACGCTGAGATGTATGATCAGGTTATCGATACCTTCGAATTACTAAGAGAAGCAACAGATTTACTATAATGGCTTACATTCCAAAAGATACAGTAAAAGAGAATAGGGTACAAGAAGTCTACTTTGAAGATGACGATGTAACTATCAGGTATACTTTTAAGTTTAATCGAATGGTAAAGTCTGAGATCTTTTACGGAAGAGGTTATAAGTCTCCTCAACAGGAGTTAGATGAGATGAATAAAGGACTGCCGAAGACTAAGCGTAAGTACCTCGACGACGAAGGAAAGATAGTAGGTTACTTAACTGCTAAGAAAAAAGGGTTAATCTAGTTGGAATTAAGTAACTTAGTTCGTATATTTAAGTATAATAAAAAAGATAAATGGTTATGAATTACTTGACTAAAGAAGAGCTTAAAGCCCAATGCCCTGTAGCGTTCGCTACTCAACCGACTAACGATGCGGTAACTGATAAGTATGTTCACATCTCTACTGAGAAGGTGATCGATGATTTAGAAAAACTAGGATGGAAACCTGTAGAAGCTACTCAGCGTAAAGGCAGAGGTAAGAAAACTATCTTTAGTAAACATATGGTACAATTCCAGAACCCAGACATTATCGTTAAAGGTGATGATGGTGATGATGCTTTCCCTCGCATACTACTTACAAACTCTCATGACGGTATGACCTCATTCCAGTTCCGTATGGGTATCTTCCGTTTAGTATGTTCAAATGGATTGGTGATCGCTACTGAGGAGTTTGAGTCATTTAAGATTCGCCACAAAGGATATACCTTTGAAGAATTACGTGAGGTAGTTCTGAAGGCTGTAACTGATCTACCTAATAAGGTTGAGGTTATGAATAAGATGTCTCAACGAGAATTATCAAAAGAAGAACAACGTAAGTTAGCTTTAGATGCTTTCTTAATCCGCTCCGGAATTACTCCTGGTAGTGAGGAAGCTAAGAAGAAAGACTATGATGAAGAGACTCTAGATGAGATCTTGGAAGTACGTCGTCAAGCTGATGAAGGAGATACTCTCTGGAAAGTATTCAATCGAGTACAAGAGGCTGTCACTCAAGGAGGCTTCTCAGCAGCTTTAAAAGGTGCTAAGGTGCGTAAGGTTCGTAAGATTAAATCTTTCGAGAAAGATACTAAGATCAATCAAGAGCTATTCAAACTAGCTACAGCATTGATTTAAAAAAGATAGGGAGGTTAGTTGCCTCCCTTACTTATTTTTCGTATATTAAGGTATAAGAAAAAGATAAAGGTTATGAAAATTAGATTCCAAAATCCCTTCCTACACATCACTGCTATAGGTACTCTAATCCTCACTCTAATTACTGGGGGTTTAGCAGGATTGCTTTACGCATTTATTTTCGGAATATGCTTAAGTCAGTTGCGACTTAATGCTAAAGAACGTCAACAAGAACAGGAGTAATGCTATTCGAAGTATTTAATAACAACAGTGAAGGTAAGTTAGTTTCTTTTATTGATTATAGAGAGAGCTCTGCATACGACTTGACCAAAGAGCAGATAGCAGATAGTATTACTATAGTGAGAAAACACCGCTATGAAAGTAAGAATAAGTTCTATGGAGTAGTCAGACAAGGAGAGAAAGCTTTTATGATTCCAGAATGGAAAGAGGTTCACCCTAAGACTAACTACGAAGATATCTATTACAAGGAACCTAAGAAGAAGGTTGATAGAAAGAAGCTAGGTAAATGGGAGTTTAAATCCAGTTCAAGCGATAGTACGTACATTGTGAAAGAGATGCCGGATGGTAGATTGAATTGTGATTGTTGGGGCTTTAGGGCTCATAGGAAATGTAAACACGTGAAAGAGGTTTCAATAGAATTGGAGTTATGATTTTACTAGCAATAGGAGTAAGCTTCTGGTATATTATATTCATGATATACTGCTTGATCGGAAGAGCAAGAGAGATTATAAAAGAAACAGCCGAGGGGCGGGGGGCGTGATCTCTCCTCGCACCGAAGGTGCCACGCGCATATTTCAAAAAAGCCCGCAGGGCTTTAAACAGTAACTTAGAGTAAAATGAAACAGAAAGTAATTAATGCAGAGTACAGAAAGGATAGTAATACCTTTCCGGATTGGATGAAGTATGAAGTAACTATCTTGAATGAAGATGGTACTACTCAGAAGATACCAGCTTACGGCAAGGACCTACAGGATGCATTGTCCAGGGTAGTTCATGATAAGAAGGTTAAGCAGATAGAGAGTAAGGCTAAGAGAATTCCGGACCTAGTGTGGGCGGTATTATGGTTTGGATATATCTTTGGATGGACGATGATGACCTTGCAGGTATCATCTAATGAATATAAGGGGTTGTTATTCCTTGCAGGCATAGCCTTGATCACAAGTCTTACCTTGAGATTGAAGATATGGTTTAGATTAAGGAATAGAGATAGAGGGTGATAGATAGCGGGAGTCATGATTGGAGTTCAGATGATTATAAAGAAGAAGATAAAGGGTATTACTCAGATGATTACGAAGACTACACAGACGACGATTGAAGGGTTTGATAAGCCGGATATACATGAGGCATATAATAAGTGTATAAATGTGATAATGAAATGTAGGACGGAGGAACAGCTGATGAATGCCGAAAGGTATCTGAGACATTATGAGAGACTAATGCAAAACTCCTACCTATACCCTACATTAACTAAATCATTTAAACGTAGGACAGTACGTAGACTCCTTTCTATTCTAAAGCTAAAGAGTAAGGACTTCAAAGACTTATAAAGAATAGAAGAAAACCGTAGCGTATATAATCATATAATGATAGATCTATATTTTCATATAGAGATATAAAGAGTGTAGGCAGTTAAAGTAAAGAGTGAAGTTAAAGTGACAGGTTAACATCAGGCGCATGCATACCCCTTCCAGGATTTTTTCTATATAGAGCAAACCGTCAGGTAACCGTCGGAAAACCGTCAAGATAGCCAACCGTCAGGTAACCGTTAGGAAATCGTTGGCAAACCGTCTAAGAGCAAACCGTTCATATAATGGTTATAGAGAAGGATCCAGTTAAAGTAAAGCTTTAAGTGGGATAAAGTTTAACAAAGTTTGTTGGTTAGTTGGATGTCTGGGTAATAGTTCTTATATTTAACATGTTAAAGAAAGAGATAATAAAGGTTATGAGAAACAATCGCACAAACAACAATTTCTACCCTCAGGGTTACTTAGGTAAGATTGCTTACCACATGTTCAAAGGAAACTTTGATAAGGTTCAGTACTTTGCAAAGAGACAGGTTCAGACTTACGGAGACATCTCGGAGGATGATGATCGTATTATCAATCGCCTAGTGCTTGACTTCAAACGCCAGCAGGAGGCAGAGGAACGTGAGTTCCAGTCGCATTTGGGACGGATCTGATTCGAGTTAAAGTAAAGCTTTAAGTAAATTACAGTTAAAGTGATGCTTTAAGTGAAAAGGTATTGGAAAACTTTTCCAGAAAGTAGTTGGATATATGAGAGATAGTTCATATATTCAGCTCTTCTTATAACCTTTCCCAGACACTCGCGTACCCGCCCGTCTACTCTTCCGATCTTATCTCAGGATCAGGCCCGTCTTCCCATCTAACTTACCTTAATATAAGAAGAATAAACCAGACTACCAACTAACTCACAAAGTTTTTTTATTTTAAATTAAAGTTGGATCGTAAGGATATAGTTCTTATATTTAGAATGTAATAATAAAAAGAGATAGTTATGTTAGTATTTACATTAGTGTTGTCAATGTTGTTTATCGGAGCTGGAGCTTTGTATTTCTCAGATGATTTAAAGTAGAGGTTATGAGTAAGTTAGAGTTTAATACAGAGTGTACGGTATCGATCTATCCATCAGTAGAGATGATGAATAAGATGGGGTATAAGTCGATGTATGATATGTCAGATGATCTTAAGGATGTAGTAAAGATCAACTACCCAGGTCTTCTGGAAGAGGGTTATGCACAGTTTGATCCGGAATCAGAAGGGTTTATGGTCTACTGTACTGATAGGGATGTACAAGAGACGATTTACGATGAGTGGAAAGAATTTGTAAATAGTTGTATTTAAAGTTGCCTCCTAAGAGATTAGTTCTTATATTTACATTGTAATAAAAAGATAAGGGTTATGAATAAGACACAAGTACGTCGTTTGAAAGTTAACAGAGCATTGAAGGCTCTAATCATTAATCACAATGCATTCAACATCGAGGATGCTGATGGTGGCAGAATGGATTTCTGTGTAGAGGGTCCTTACGGACATACTTACCAGTGTCAGTTTACTAGAAATGGATTTGATGTTGCAGTCTATGATGCAATTGGTTTAGCTGGAGATGGATGGTCAGAAGATGATCACAGAATCCAGCAGACTGCTAGTGAGTTAGAATTCTTGATCAATGCTACAGTAAAGAAAGAATTGGAAAAAGTGGAGGCATTAGTTGCCTCCGCTTAATTTAGTTCGTATATTTACATTGTAATAAGAAATAAAGGTTATGGTTAACGTAAAGGCACTATTGAAGAGAATGAAGTACGAATTGGCTGAAGAGCAGTCAAGCTGTACTACACATTGGTCAGATGAGCAGTTTGAGGACTTCGCTAACATCATCGAAGATCTAGAAGAAGCTATTAAGAAAGATGAGAAAGTAGTTGTTTAATTGCAATTTCTTTCTTATATTTACATTGTAATAGAAAATAAAGGTTATGTTGACAGCAGTTCAAAGAAGCGGAGAAGATGATATGGGGTTCACTTGGTTTGAGGTTTTCCGGAATGGTAAGACTACAGGCAATTCATTTAATGCTCTAGATGAGGATCACGCTATCAGAATGTTTAAACAATTTCGGGAATAAGTTGGATCGTATTGATTTAGTTCTTATATTTACATTGTAATAAAAAATAAAGGTTATGTTAGTAGATCACACATCATTCAGTCGTAAAGACGCACAAGCAGTACAAATGTTATTAAGCGTATACGCAGAACACTTCGCTGGAGAGTATTTTCATATTGCAAAGAACGAACGTTCCGGAAATGTATATATGAGTTTCGATCATACAGCGGTATGTCCATTTGTAACTTCGGATGGGGAGCTGTTTTTTGAAGTGTTCAATTTCGAAACAAATGAAACGTTTGAAACAGATTCGATTAAAGAAGCAGAATATGCTAATGAAAATATTTTTACAGCATAAGTTGGTTACTAAGTATTTAGTTCTTATATTTACATTGTAATAAAAAATAAAGGTTATGTTAGTTAGATGTGTTAAGGGTTTTAAGTTAGATGGCGGTTCATTAGGTATTCTCAGAGGAGAGGTATTTAAGCAAATGGATTTTGGAGATGATATTGATGGTTGTGATTTTGAAGCAACAGATTTATCTCGCTTTCCTGGATCAGTTATTTTCTTTCCGGAAGATGTATTGGTAGAATATTTTGAAATAGTCAGCGAATAAGTTGGCTATTCAAGATTTTATTCTTATATTTACATTGTAATAAAAAGATAAGGGTTATGAATAATTTGTACAGCTTAGATTGTGTTTTCTACAGAGAGAGTTTTGGATCGATTAATGAATTGATCGATGATGTTGTGTCTTCCGGAATGGATCCTAATTATGAAATTACCAAGAATGGTGTAAAGACAGGTGAATGTATTATTGATTTAATTCAATTTTAAGTTGGATCGTATTGATCTAGTTCGTATATTTACATTGTAATAAAAAATAAAGGTTATGGTAAAGGTTTTGAAAGCTGAAGAAGCGAGAATTAACGGAACGTATTTGGTGGGATATCTAGAAGATGTCAATTTCATGGACCTGGTAACGGGTTTAGGTGAACCTACTTTTGATGATCCTTCCGGAGATGATAAGGTTCAAGTTGAATGGGTTTGTAAATTCAATGGTAAAATATTTACGATTTACGATTGGAAAACTTATGATCGTGAATTTACTGAGCATAGTTTGACGAAATTCAATGTCGGAGGTAAGGATGTTTCCGGTTTGGAAGTTCAGGAATTTATCGAATTTGTCAAAGGGCAGATTGAGTACGCATACGATAATTTTGATTTAGCATGATATATAAAGTAAAATTACTAGGCAAAGTTCTAGCTCAGTTCAAGGATGACTTTGAACGGGCTAGGGATTATGCCGATAGGTTTCCGGCAAAGGATAATGTCGAGGTCTATGAGAATCAGAATTTAGTTTTCATAAAGTTTAACAAATAGTTGCTTAACCGAATATTAGTTCGTATATTTACGAAGTAATAAACAAACAAATAAAGGTTATGAAAAAAGAAATGGAATTAGAATTGCAGCTTCAAGAAGCTCAGACCGCTTACGGAATGTTATTCGATCAGAAAGTAAGTGCTCGTACGACTGTTATCGCTAATGCATTTAGTGAATTTATTGCTCCGGAAAATACTCGTTTGAGTGCTCGTGAGAAGAGTGTTGAATTTGATCTTATGGAAGATCGCTACGCTAATACTTTGGCTCGTCTAGAGATTAGAGATGCTTACGATGATGATTACCGCAAGACGGGGTACGAAGGTGCTTACCGATTCAATAGCGGAGGTGATAAGGAGATCAAGTTCCTTCCGGCAATGGCTGAGTTCATCAAGATTGCTTCTGATAAGGTTGATAAGATATGTAAATTGTTTGTTGATATCGATCAGTCTTTTGGTCCTAAGATGCTAGAAGCTAGAAAGGTACGTGATGGTATTCAGAGTGAATTGAATGAGATCGATTACGCTCGTCAGCAAGCTAAGAAGGATGCTATCTTAGATCTTATGAAGTCGGAAGAAGGATTTGTACCTCTATCTGCTAAACCTAATAAGGAGTACGGATGGAATCAGACTACGAGTCTTCAGATGAAGTTCAACTGGGAAGTTAGAAGCCCAGCTCTTATCAAAGTTATAGGTCAGTCTGCTTCCGGAAAGAGTGTTAAGGTTCTAGTTAGTATCAATCGTTACGATAATAGTATGTTTACTTACGAGCCAGAGACTATTCGAATGGAGAATCTTCAGAGCTTTATCAACCGAGAGGTTAACTTCAGAGATCGAGTTGAATCAGAGTTAGAGGGATTCGAGATCGTACAAGGGTTGTTACTCTAAGAGATAGAATATAGAAATGCCTTAGGCCGCCTTAGTGCGGCTTTTGGTGGTGCCGGAGGTCGCAGTCGACCTGATTCTTGGTCCTCCCTCTGGCGCCTTTATTTTTATTACCGAAGGAAGAGCTGGCTTATGCCGGCTTTTCTGGGTTAAGAGTTGCTAGTCTGAATTATATTTCGTATATTTACGTAGTAATAAAAAGAAAGAGATATGTTTAAGTTAACGCAGTACAGAAGATTAGAGATGGATAGTTTGTTTAAAGGCTATGCAAATGGATTTATCACTGATGATGAATTAGATTTCATGCTCGATATTACACTTGGTGAGGTAAGTAATGTTCAATTTTAAGGAATAAGAGTTATGAAGTTAGTTAGAGAATTTACTTGTACACTTACTGGGGATGAATGTGTAGTTGTCCTGAATGCTTTTAATCAGGAGGTCTGTCTTCTTAAGTCAGAGTACTTAGAGATAAAGTCTAATGTTGCTCATGATAAGCGAGAGCTTGAAATGGAAATAGGTTAAAATCTTTTTCCGGAATAGTTGCCTCCCTGAGGCATAGTTCGTATATTTACAGAGTAATAAAAAGAAAAGGTTATGACTTACGAGCAAATTGAAAAGATGAGCAAAGACGATCTAGTCTATGCATTCAAAAGACTAACTGAGATCGCAGAAGATGCTTCTAGCCAGTTCAAAGAGATGGAAGCTAAGTACGATACCATAGACGAGGACTACTGCGCTCATAGCCACATCGGTTACTGTGAAGCAAGCTTTAGCATCCTGCTAGGACGTCTAGAGAGTGTTGTGGATGTGCTAACAAAGAAGTAACATTCCGGAAAAAAAGTTAGGGAGGTAGTTGCCTCCCCGGCTTTACTTTCGTATATTTACTATGTAATAAAAAATAAAGGTTATGTCAAAGGTTTTAGATTATGTTTACGCTTCAGAAGTAATTAACAACTACAAAGAGTCTATCAAAGCTCGCAATGAGAAGAACGATTGCTTTGTAAGAGCGGTAGCTAGTGCTTCTGGAAGTTCATACGATGCTGCTCACAGCTATGTTAAGGATACTTTCGGCCGTCAAGAGCGCCAAGGTACAATGTTCGTTGACTCTACTATGCTACAGATAGAAGGTAAGCTCCAAGAGTTCGGTCAAGTAAAGGTTAAGTTCGAGAAGCTAGAGAAGAAGCTAGTAAGAAATACTTATAAGCTTCATGGTGAACTGATCGATAGAAAGAAGACAGTTAAGTCTTTTATCAAAACGAACCCTAAAGGTACTTTCATCGTACTAGTAGCTGGTCATGCTTTCACAATCAAAGATGGAGTGCTGGTAGATAATCAAGGTGAGGAGTTCAGACCTACTAGAAAGGTTCAGAGTGCCTATAAGGTCATAGAGGAGACAATAGATCCTCAGCTTAAACTCTTCTAAGATAGAGATATAGAGATAGGGCCTTAGGGCCCTTTTCTTATGTATATAGATTGATGGTCTCTGGAGTGCATCTAGATAGCAAGGTGACGTCAAGGTGATAGCACTGTGACAGAAAACTGCCAGTAAATTTCACTAGACGGTTTTCTCAACGGTTATCTGAGCCATACTAGGTTGCATATTTCTGATGAGATTTTGAATATAGGGGATATATATTGATATATTTAAAGAGAAATTGGTACCTACTAACTCTTTAGTTAATTAATAGTTGATCTTTTCTTTATATCCTGTTTCTACTCTGTTAATCTCTCGACTAAGAGCTTGAGTCTCTAACAGAAGTAATCTCTGCTCATCCATAAACTTATTATCCAGTTTATCAATCCTACTATCGATGGTACGGTGTATACCTTCGTAGTGTTTAAGAAAGTCTTCATCGAGTTTGTTAGTCTCTCTAATGATTCTACTTTCTAAATTGCTTGTCTTATTCAGAACATCCATATAGATATTCTCTTGTTCTCTTTGGAGGTTATCAAGATCCTTTCTTAGAATTTTGATTGCCATATAATTCACAGACGTACCCGCAACCATCAATAGAATGATGACAGCACATACACCTAAAATAAATGATGTAATTTCCATAGTTTTAATTTTTTAATGTCAAAGAACGTTCGGTACCAAATCCCGTTATTAGTTTAATATACGAACTTTTTGAGTAAGAAACAAGAAAACCTAAGAAAAAAATTTTGATAGATTTTTCTATATAGGAAAGTATATAGGTATATATTTATATATAGATAATAGAGTTATTCTCTATTTATAGTTATGAAGCCATTAGATCCTTCCTTCTTTGATATGTTTGATTACTCCGATGGAGAGGATCTTGAGAGAGCAGGCATGATTGATTCTCTAAGCGATTACTTAGAGCATCCTTATTTGCTATTCGGCTCAGTGATACGAGGTGTAGAGAATTTCTATATAGTAAGAGAGATGTATACCCGTACCTATAAGGAGGAATTTGAGAGAGTAGAGGAGAACGTTAAGAGTAAGTACTTTAATAGATTGTATACGTTCTTAGAAAGATTCGATGAGAGCGATGATGATTTCATAGCCGAAGCCAAGAGATTTGAAGTACCCGAATCATCCTACGCTCTTATATCTCTACGCTCTTACTTTGAAACTAAAGAGGAGTATGAGAAGTGTGCTAAGATCCAGTCTATATTCACAAAACTTTCTCTAGATGAGAGTTGCGTATATGATTTTTAATTCGTATATTTAAGTAATTAAATAAAACGGTTATGATTAATGGAATCCTTACTTACATCTTCATTGGTGTTATTTGTAATTTTGTATTTGACTTACTAGTCAATCAATTAGAGATAGAAGAGCAGCGCTTTACTATCACCGAGCGCATCGTTACTACGGCTTTATGGCCTATAGCGTTAGCAGTATTTATATATAATTTTCTTAAAGGATTATTTAAATCATGATAAGAGATATAATTACCTTAGAGAAGGCTATTAAGTTAGAATCTGAGTCTCTCTTGACTCTATACTACCCCAGTACCTCCTATGATAACCTCCCAGATGTTCTTTCTATAGAGAAATATACTGATAACTTCATCTCTTACGCTAAAGAGCACTCTAGAAAGCCAATAGACTCTCTCATACACCTTTTATCACCAGAGTACGAGGTAGAGGTTCAAATGCCATTCGATGAGAAGACCGGAACCTTTCATTGGGTACGGCTCTTTGGTAAGATACAGCAAGTATCCTCTATTGTATCCGAGGAGAAGCACCGTGGGTGGGTCTACCTCTTAACTAACCCTGCTCATCCCGAACTTATCAAGATCGGTAAAGCTGTTACGCCTTCATCCCGCATCAAAGGCATTAACGGGGCAGGTACCGTAGATGAATGGTCTTTAAGAGCAGCTATGCCTGTCTCGGAAGACTATACCGTTGAGAATCTCGTACATACACAATTGGCACAATATAGAAGAGACTCTAACCAAGGATCTTCAAGAGAATTTTTTGAAGTTCCGCTATCGTTAGCAATGAGCACTTTATTAGAAGTATCCGAACCATTTAAAGCAGGAGATCTTGTATTATATTAAAATTTGCGTGTCAACTTTTTTCGCGCTCGCGGCGCGTGGTAAAACTTTTTTATAAAACGCTTGCTTCCCCGAGATATTTTTATTAACTTAAAGGTATATAAGATATTATATAGTATAATATAAATTATATATTAATATTAATATAAAGAATAATACTTAGTAAAGAAATATGAGAAACAAAGAATTATTTCAACAAAAAGTTACTCGTCTTGAATCTATGATGAATAATATAGGTAGAGCAGTATCTTTAAATGAGCAACAACAAGCTTTCGATGGTATCGAAAGAGCTAAAGTTATGCTCAATGACCTACAAACTATGTTAAACCGAGAATCAACTACATTTGAGTAATATGCTTACTGCTGAACAGATTTTAGAGAATTATAATAAGCATCTTGCTATTATTAACTCATCTATCACCGGTGATCGACGTGATTTAGTGCTTTCTATGATAGAAACCGTTGGAGAAACCTATGTTATGTCACCTGCTAGTGGGAAATCGTGGTATCATAATGCTTTTGCCGGTGGTTACGTTGATCATGTCAATAGAGTCGTTGAAACTGCGGTGAAAATGATGAAATTCTGGGAATCGATGGGTGGAACTATCGATTTTACCCAAGAGGAACTCGTTTTTGCTGCTCTTTTCCATGATTTAGGTAAAATAGGTGATGGAAACAGTGCTGGATACATTGAACAGACTGATAACTGGCGTAGAGATAAGCTAAATGAGATGTACAAACCTAATCCTGAGTTAGATTTCATGATGATCCCTGATAGATCTCTATACATACTCCAGAAGTTCGGTATTCAAGTATCTCACAAAGAGTATTTAGGTATCAAACTACACGATGGTGTCTTTGATGACGGGAATAAGCCATACTTCTTTAGTTACAACCCAGACTCTCGTATGAGAACTAACATAGTCAACGTTCTACACATGGCAGACTACATGGCTTCTAAGGTAGAATACGATATGTGGAAGAGAGATGGTGGAAAAACCACTCCATCTACTCAGAAAACTAAATCTTCCACAGGTAAGACTATTAAATCATCAGAAGGACTTAGTAATTTTATAAAAAATATTTAGAAATGTTGGTTTTATCAATTATTTTAGCTATATTACTGATTATACTTGGATACTTTACTTGGAATTTACTAAGAAAAGTAGAAAAGTACGAAGATATAGCACAGTATCAACAAAATTATATCGAGAATGTATCCACCGTTATTGGTGAATCCTCAAAAAGGTTACGTGAAGTTGATGAAAAAGGAACTTTTGAGTCGGATGACGAAATTGGATTTTTCTTCAAAGGGGTAAAAGAGATACAAAGTATACTTGATGAGTTTAACCTTAACGTAACCGATGGGCAGAAAAAAGAGCAAAGCTAATTACTTTACCCAAGAAACCGAAGATGCAATCGTAGCTTATAATAATTCAAAAGATTTTGAGTTTAGGAATAAGATTTTTAGTGATAGGATTTATTACCCTCTATACAAGCTAGCAGAAAACATAATTCATACTTTTAAATTTTACTATACCGATGTAGACGATCTCGAGGATTTAAAACTTGAGGTCGTTTCCCTGTTAGTAGAAGAGAAGTTACATATGTTCGATCCTACTAGAGGAGCAAAAGCATACTCGTACTTTGGAACTATTGTTAAGCGTCACTTAATTAATTATAATAATAAGAATTATAAGAGAGTTAAGCAGCAGACAACTATGGATGTATGGGAAGGAAGTTACGATTTCAACACTCCTGAGATTCACCCCTACGCATTATCTTTAAAACAGGTATTTGATATGTACATCGATGAAATGTATGATAAGTTAGATGACCTGTTCACTAAAGATGCTGATAGACAGATAGCAGACGCCGTCTTAACGTTATTTAAAAAACGTTACGACTTAGATATTTTCAAAAAGAAAGCTCTCTATATTTACATTCGAGAAATAACCGGTACCGAAACACCGTACCTCACCAGAGTCATAAACGTACTAAAAGAAGAGTTCTATATAATCTACAACGAACTTAACGAAAAAGGGTTAATTGACTTAAATAAGTACTGATTCTATTTATAAAAGAAAAGGTATGGGGTTAGATAAAACACTCTTTAAAGAAAAATCTTTTTCCGACGTACTAGAAGAGATCTACACTAATTCTAAGAAGAAAGAAAAGCAGATCAATACTCTCATCGGAGAACTTAAACCTCTTATTGAAAACATAGGAGACGCTACTCTTGTTGTTCCTATGATTGCTAACTACTTAGAGATAGGTGTTAAGAATGATAAACACTTAATTGATATGCTTGCTGTTGTACAACGTATGGAGAATGCATCTAAAAACGGTGATGCAGCAGGATTTGAACTAGGCGCTGATGAGCTTGCTCAAATCTTAGAGCAGATGGAAGAGGAAGCAGAAGAGCCTAAGCAAGGAGAATAATGTCAACAGAAACTAGATACGGATCAACAGGTACAGGTAATATATTTGAAGTACCGGCAACTTCAACATCCCAAGGTAGCTTAACTAACAACTGGGCGCAGGTTACAGGTACCTCTTTTACCGATTCCACATTAGATACTAATGGCGTTCGGTATCGATCTATTGGATCAAGTGTAGGTCGAGAAGATGGTACTGCTTACCCATTCTACCAGAGTCTAAAAAATGTACCTGTAATTGGAGAAGTTATATTAGTAATTCCCGGACCTAAAGCTGGAGGTGATTCAAGAAGCGCTTCTGGTGATTATTATTTACCTGCATTAAATATATGGAATAACCCTCAAGCAGGTCGTTCCAGCGCAGGTAACTACCTCCCCGAAATTAAAGATGGCTGGCAAGAAACAATAGACAACAACCCTCTGTATCCATTCCCAGGAGATGTAATATTAGAAGGCCGAAAAGGACAGAGTATAAGATTATCTGAAAGTTTATCAAAGACTCCCTGGCAAGGTGCAAGAGCTGATCTTTCTACTATTGCTATAGTAAGCGGGATCAACACAACAGGTCGTCCTGAAGAATTTGTAGTCGAAGATATAAATAGAGATGCGTCTTCTATATACCTTTTACAAGGTCAGAGAATCCCCTTAGAGACTACACATCAATGGAAGCGTGGAGAAATTACAAGTTATGGAACTCAGACCTTACCTCTAGATGCTAAAAGTTACACAGGTAACCAAGTAGTGCTTAACAGCGGCAGGGTATACCTTAATGCCTCTTCCGAACACGTATTGATATCCGCTCAACAACATGTAGGGTTATTAGGAGATCAAGTTCATATTGACGGAGTGAATAGTATAAATCTTGCTGCGCCCATCGTATCACTAACAACAGCAGCTAGAAACCCAGCTGTTAAAGGTAATGAGCTATTATTAGAAATTGAAAATTTATACAGTAGGTTACTAAGCTTAACCGAAACATTATCTGATACTTTAAGCGAGATTAATAAAAACACTGATACCGCAGAAGAATTAAAAGACTTCCTAATAGGTCGATTAGATAATGATAACCAAAAGCTAGTAGAATCACTACTATCTAAAACCGTACTTTTAAGTTAACCATGGCAACACTATTAGAAGAATTACAGAAAGTACAGCCCTGTGATGGTAGAAGTTTAATTCAATTAATAACTCAACGCGTCATCCAAGAGATTACTCGTCTAAAAAGACAGGCGTGTGAAGAGGTAGCAAATACATTCTCAACTTACGGATTAGAGAATATTTACCCCTGTGATTACTTAACAGAGGAGTTCTTAGAGAAACTACTAACTACAGAACCTACAGAAGCTATCTCATCTGTATTACTAAGAGCAGGTTACCCTCCTCATCTCCTAAAAGCATTTGTACAGGGGTTTGATGAGTTATCTGATGAAGAACTTCAAGAGATGTTAGAGTGGACTCAACCTCGTACCGGTATTCGTATTCATCCTAAAACAAGTAAATATTTTAGAACAGAAACAACCACTACTCTTTCTACCAGTATAACAGAACTAGTCGTAACTAGAACTCAACAAGTCACTAGAGATTTAACTCCTACTGAACTTGCAAATCTACGAGAAGAACGTAAAACCGAGCAAGCAAAGAAACAGGAATTAGAACTTGAAAAACAAAAGCAGGAATTTTTCGAAACTGTACGTAAAGAGAGTCCTAGAGCATTAGAGTTAATTTTAGGAGAAGGACCTAGAATAACCCGAGAAGAATACCAAGGTACAGGATTTAGCTCCCTCGCATTAACCCTAGTACAGGAAGCTCAGAACAACAAGTACATGTCTGAAGAAGTATTTAATAGTTATGCTAGTTTAAAGAAACCGGTTAATGAAGGAGGGTTTAATCAATCAAGTAGTTACTGGGGATACGGTACGTATGGTTTTGGAATCGGAGGTGAAATTGAAGAAGTAACCGTAACTGCTTCAGCACTTCCACAAGAAACTCTTACCGTCACTGAGACAGAAACATTTACCGAAACTGAAGAAATAGTTACCACAGAAGAGATCACAACAACAACCGTGGTATTATCTGAAAACGAAGTTAAAGAAGTTCGTGAATTTTATTTAAATCAAGGAATAGGTAACATAGTAAACTTTTTAGCTGAAAGTCTAGGAACTGAAGTAAACAGCCAACTACAATGTCCAACTCCGGATACGACTTCAAGACTAATAACCCGTGTCACTAACCTAGCAAGAGTAGTAAATGACGTTAAACAGACAATCACTACATTACAGCAAATAGTAAATGCTACATCTGCAATATTTAACTTATTAAGTAGGATTGTAGATATCTTAAAAAAAGTGATTATCGCTGCTCAACCAGCTATTATCGCTGCAGCTTCAGCGCTATTTACAGCTGGTATTGCTGCTATACTCAATAAAATTACAGGAGCTGCTCGAAGTATCATCACTAAGTACGAACCGCAGATTGAGAAATTAGATAAGCAGATTTGTGCTGCTGCTGGTTCATTAACTTTTGTAGTAGCTAATATAAACGTAGTTGATGCTTTTATTAGAGTTATTGATGAACTATTAAGAAACTGTATACAGGAACTATCTAATTCTAATGATGCACTATCAACCGCAGTAGCATCCGCATTAACCCCTATCACAGGGAATCCTCGCGGATCTGGAGATATTGAGTATAGAGGATATAAAATTGAAGTAAGAACTAAAGCAAGCGATAATACATTAAAACAACGTTACGCTGTAGGATTAGATTCGAATAATGTAGCAGCTATCGAAGGTCCGTTATCATATAGTGCTGACGCAGAAATACTTATCGAAGAATTAAAATATAGAATTGACACATATTTAGGCTAAATCTATTTATAATTATGAAAGCATCCGATTTTAAAAAAATTATTAAAGAAGCAGTAAGAGAAGCTATTAGAGAAGAACTCTCTGAAATGCAGCAACCGGTACAAGAGCAAGTTCAAAAACAGCCGCTCAAATCTACCGGGAACTCTATCTTAGACGCCCTCAACGAGACTAAAAGTAGTATGACCTCAGAAGACTACAGAAACATTGGAGGAGATTTTAGAGCTGATATGGCTCAAAGTTTTAATAAAGCAGCATTCACTCCTAAAGGTAGAGCTGTAAAACCAGCCTCTGATGACCCTAGAGCAGTTAAAGCAGCAGTAGCTTCTGCACCTAAAATAGGTTTAGACTTATCTCAGTTAGGATTTGTGAATAAAGCAGCCGCTATTGTTAACGAGGTAGATAGAAAACAAAAAGAAAAGTTTAACGTATAATGGCATATAAGGTTCAAAGAATTAATCCTCTAGACTTACAGCCCAGGAAAGCTGTAGGAGTAGCTTTACCTTTTTCAGGTAGAGCTGTTTTTAATTCTACATATACCTCTAAAGAAGCTGTTAGATCTAATTTAATTAACTTTTTCTTAACAGGAAAGAACGAAAGAGTTTTTAATCTTGATTTTGGCGCTGGACTACGTAATATGTTATTTGAAGGGATAACTCAAGAAAAAATTGAAGAACTAAAATTAAATATAATAAAGTCTCTAGAACTATATTTCCCACGAGTACAGGTTTCTAGCTTAAATCTCAAAGCATATCCCGATCAAAACTTAATAAACTTTGAACTTAAGTACTCTGTAGTACAGACAAATATACAAGACGAGATATCAATTAATTTTGAACAATAATGGCGCAACAGAGAGAAATACAGTATTCAAATAAGACTTTTAGTGATTTCCGTAAACAGTTAATTGATTACGCTAAAAACTATTTCCCTGACTCTTATAACGACTTCTCACCAACATCACCCGGTATGATGTTTATGGAGATGGCAGCTTATGTAGGAGATGTACTTTCTTTCTATCAAGATATACAGCTACAAGAGACCTTCTTGCAATACGCTCAAGAACCAGGTAACCTTTATAACTTAGCGTATATGATGGGTTACCGTCCAAAAGTTACATCTGCAGCAACTGTAATGCTAGACTTATACCAGCAAGTACCATCCAAAAACGCAGGTACAAACGCAGTACCGGATTACGACTACGCTATTACTCTTGATAATAATGCTGTAGTTCAAAGCACCACTAATCCTGCAGTACAGTTCTTAATTCAAGATAAAGTTAGTTTTAACTACTCCTCATCTTACGATCCTACAACTGTATCAATTTACGAAACAGCAGGAGGTAATATTACTAAATTCTTATTAAAAAAGCAAGTAAAAGCAATATCTGGAGAAATAAAAACAGCCACAGAAAATATATCCTCAGTAGAGAGATTCAAAACTATAACTATAAACGATACGGATATTATCGGTATATTAGATGTTACTGATGGAGATGGTAATGTTTGGACAGAAGTACCCTACTTAGCTCAAGACACTGTTTTTGAAGAAAATACTAATACTGCAACCGACAGCAACTTAGTACCATATTCAGTAACACTCCAAAAAACACCTCGTAGATTTGTAACCAGGTATACCTCAACAGGTGCTATTCAATTACAATTTGGTGCAGGTCAAACCGGAGAAGATGACACTGTAATCACACCAGACCCAACTAACGTAGGACTACCATCTCAAACTATCGGAGTAACTAAGATTGATGTAGCTTACGATCCATCAAACTTTATGTTTACAGGAGCTTACGGTTTAGCACCTAGCTCTGATTTAACTATTAGGTACATTGTTGGTGGCGGCGTTGCCGCTAACGTACCCTTAGATACTATTACAACAGTAGTATCTTCTACTAAAACTGCAATACAGACCGGATATGAAGATACCTTTACAGTTAATAACCCAGAACCTGCTACAGGAGGTAAAGATGGCGACACTGTAGATGAATTAAGACAGAATTCATTAAAATCCTACAACGAACAGTTAAGAGCAGTTACTGCTCAAGACTATACAGTTAGAGCACAATCACTACCTCCAAGATTTGGATCTGTAGCTAAAGTATTCGTTACTCAAGATCAACTAACAAGCACTAAGAGTGTTACTGATAATATTATAGATAGTAACCCATTAGCTATCTCATTGTATATCTTAGCTTATAATCAAGATAAACAATTAAGAACTGCAACATCAACACTCAAGACAAATCTTAAAAACTACTTATCGCAATATAAACTTTTAACAGATGCTATTAATATTAAAGATGCATTTGTAGTTAATATAGGAGTGAAGTACGAGATTGTGTTAAGACCCTCAGCTACTGCAAAAGACGTACTTACTAAATGTACTGAAACATTACAAGATTATTTTAATATAACAAAATGGAGTATTAACGAACCCATTAATATCTCGAAACTCTACACACTACTAGACAGAATTAAAGGCGTACAAACAGTTCAGCATGTTGAATTAGTTAATAAAGCGGGTGGGAATTATTCTCAATACGGATATGATATCGCAGGAGCAACAAGGAACAACATAGTATATCCTTCTTATGATCCTTGTATATTTGAAATAAAATATCCAAATACAGATATTGAAGGAAGGATTATAACTTTATAATAAGAATAAACGATGGCTGTATTTAAAGTATTTGCTGAAAAAGACGCAACAATATATTCACAACTACCAATTACTAATACTGGATTAGATGAAATTTTAGAAGTAGCTACGTACTATAAAGGTACTAACGAGTATGTTGCTCGTAGCCTAATTCAATTTGACTCTACAGAAATCAATAACGTATTAAATAACTACGTATCCTCATCTACTAGAGCTGCAACAGATATGAGCGCATCAATTAGACTCTATCTAGCATCTGCCGATGAACTGCCAACCGATTACGTAGTTGAAGGTTACCCGGTATATGTAGGTAGTGGTAATACCTGGAATCAAGGGACAGGACAGTATAACGATGCACCTGTAACTACAGATGGAGTAGCATGGTCCCACACTCAATCCTCCGGATCTGGTGTATGGGGAGTAACTACATACGTAACTCAATCATACTCTGGGAGTAACACAGGCGGTGGTTCTTGGTATACAGGTTCTACAGGGTATACATTTGATTTCACGCAACGTCACACGGTAGCTTCTACGCATGATCTTAATTTAGATATAAGCGATGGTGTAAAAGCACAATACGACGGAACAATATCTAACGCAGGATTCTTACTTAAATTAACTAGTAGCTTAGAATTTAAAGAAGATACTCAAGTATTCTTAAGATATTTCTCTACAGATACTCATACAATATATCCTCCTTGTTTAGAGATTAAATGGGATGATTTTGAAAACAATTCAACGTTAGCCGAGGTATCTGAAATTAATCCTGTTATAAAAATAAAAAATAACAGAGGCAGGTTTACTGACGAAGGATTTCAGAAATTTAATTTACATGTTAGACCTAAATACCCTACTAGGACGTTCTCAACATCATCAGCGTACTTAACAAATCACTACTTACCTACAGCTTCATACTGGGGTATTAGAGATGAGAATACTGAAGAGATGGTAATTGATTTCGACACTAAGTTTACAAAAATTAGTAGAGACGCTAACGGAAACCATTTTACAGTACATATGGGAGGATTGCAACCCGAAAGGTATTATAGAGCTCTAATTAAAACTTCTATTGACGGATCAACAACTGTGTTAGACGAAAATTTAGTTTTTAAAGTAGTGAGAAATGGGTGATAAAGTTGATTTAAAAAACAGTACAGTTAGGTTATCCGAATTTAATCGAAGGATTGATAACTCATTTAAGTACTTTGCAGAACAGGAAACTTCTGTAGATACTGATACAGTACAGGAATTATTTAGACTATACGATAAGTTATTTTTAGAAATACCTTCAACTGGTAATAGTTCCCATGAGACTTTAGTAAGAAGAAGTTCTCAAATTTACAAGATACCAGATGATCCAAATATAAGTTTACTTCAAAACGAGATCACTGATTTAAGGAGACAGCTATTAGAAGCAAATGAAACTATAGCTGATCTATCTGATATTAATACGAATATTGCAGGATTAACAACAAATGGCTAGCACTACATATTACATTTCAGGTACAGGTGACCAACTGCAGCTAACCGCTGCAGATCAACAAAAAGTGAATACCGTAAAGTTATCCGCTCAGTTCGACCCATCTCAAGATATTGCTGAAGCTTCTATCTACAATAATCGAGGACAGTTTGTTAACACTACTTTAGTTAATGTCGGATTAAATACACCTTCTACCTCACAAGACCCGGCTCAATCTAATGAAGATAGAGATTTAACTTCAAGCACTATTTTCATAGATGCAGAACCTCTAATCTTAAGTCTATCTGATTTTGAAAAAAATGGTGCAACTGCTAAATATTGTTTTTACCGCCCTACCCTTTCTAATTTAGAAGTAGATGAAATCTCTTACGATAGAACAGAGGTAAAAGTAAAATACATAAGCTTCAGCAGACCTCAAGCACAGATTGATAGATTAATTGAATTAATCAATAACGCTGCATACTACGGTAAAATAGGAATCAGTCATCCAGAAGGAGCGTATACTCCTATTATTAACGTTATAGATGATGGGGAGTACGTATATTTAAAGCTCTATAGATCCTTACCAGATTTAGTTAATCTAGGCGATCCTATTAATATAAATCAAGAAGTAGCAGATCCTATTACAGTTACGTTTAACTATACCCCCGATGCGCCTGTAGTTGAACCGTTACCATCGTTAAGAAGTCCTAATTTTAATATAGATCTTGATGATAGAGCAACAGTAACTACTGAATACCTAGATTATAACACATTATATAGTCTACCTGTAACTAATTCATATAATCGAGTATTCTCTGAATTAGAAGGATTAGGAGTAGGTATTAGTGTTGATTATACTAATTACGAAAACTTCGTACACTTCTCTTCTGCAAAAGAGAGGTTAGCAAATTTCAAATATAAGGTAGATTTATATGATCGATATAGGAACGAACGAGCAGAAGCAGTAGCATTATCCAACGCAACAAATGCAATTACTTCTAGTAATTTATATTACGATAACTTAATTAAAGGTATTCTAACTAAGTTTGATGGCTACGAAAGGTACCTATTCTATGAAAGCTCAAGCAAGGCATGGCCTAAAGCTAGTAGTAATTTACCTTATATTAATATCTCGAGCAGCTTACCTGAAGCAGTTACATGGTACGAGAGAGAGTACGCAAGTGCGTCTCTTTACGATGAACTTAACGAAAGTAACTTAGAATATACTATACCAGAATTTATCCGTCAAGACAGCAATAACGCTCCATATAGCTTATTCCTTAACATGATCGGTCAACATTTTGATGAGTTATGGTTATCCGCTAAAGGTATTACAGATCGTTACGATGCTGACAACAGGTTAGATTTCGGTATATCTAAAGACTTAATCGCAAAAACTTTACAGAGTTTCGGCGTTAAATTGTACTCTTCTAATTTTTCTACTTCTAACCTAACTAATTTATTCTTAGGAGAATGGATGGATACTGGTTCTGAGCAGATAAATACTTTTGTTACTGCTTCAAACGATCCTACACCGGATAAAGATATCCTATCTGAAACCTATAAAAGAATCTATCACAACCTTCCATACTTAATTAAGACTAAAGGTACTGAGAGAGGTTTAAGAGCATTGATTAACTGTTTCGGTATACCTAGCGGATCATTATCAATTGAAGTATTTGGAGGTTTAGAGCGAAATGATTCAAGTTACTTTGGGTACGAACAGCCATCCACTACTAAGATAAAATTAGATAACACAGGTTCAATCATACCCGGGGATACTCTATCCCAATATACTTCTATTATCAAACCATACGAAAAGTATAATCAAGATCTACATGTAGTAGAGGTAGGTTTTACTCCTACTAAGTATATGGACGAGTACATAAAGACTTTATTCCCAGGTAAATTCATGTTACCTCTAGATTACGCTTTCCCGTACTTGAATCAAGAAGCATACGTAATTGAAGGAGATTTCAATCTAGACGAATACATAGGAGATCCTAGATATAGAGGACAAAGTAACTATAAGACTATAAAGAACGCTAGCTTACTTCAAGAAGCAAACTCAGTAGTACCCAACTCAGGATCTTACGACGTCAATGACTTTATAAGGTTAGTTAAGTTTTTCGATAATCAATTATTTAAGATGGTTAAAGATTTTGTACCGGCTAGAGATACAGTATCTGCTGGTATTATAATAAAGCCAACTATCTTAGATAGAGCAAAAGTTCCCACACCGGTATTTAGTTTTACTCAACCAGAATATTCAGGATCTATTGATACAGCATTTATCACAGGATCAGCAGCAGGTATTATCAATCAACATTCTACTGCTTATACCGCAAGTGTATTTACACCATCAGGATCTATAAATAAGATTTATGATGATGAAGCAGCACAAATAAACGGAGAGTTAGGAGGTACAGTCTTAGATATGTACAGCGGAAGCTTAAACGAAGCTAACGAATTAAAGAAACCTTCTACAATACTGCCAATTTACGAAGCATCTGGATCAAACGGTACAGCACCAGTACCTGGGCAGTTTACTTGGCAGTCCGGAACTATAAACAGACAGCAAGGAGGACTCACACTAGCAGCTGGTTACGGAGTTGCATCTATCTATATTAACGAGGTAGATAGTAATAATGTAGACTTAGAGAATGTTCTAGAAAACCTCACCACTGGAGATGAATTAACCTTTACTGTAGATTATAGATATTACGATCTCGATTTTTTTAGCCCTGGTCCAACCGGACCAATCCGCACAAAAACTGTAACTCAGACTGTAGAGAATATTTCAAGTAACTCAGCAAATACATGGTATATTACATTTAAGAATAGTAGTATAGGTGCATTAGTAGGTGAAGCACAAGCCGCACAGTATAATGTACATCCGCTAACTAGAACATCAACCTCAGTAATATTTAGTCCATTTATTAATGTACAGAATATAGACTACCATCCTTACAACGCTACATTAAATAACGCAACTAAGATAAGTAATGCTGCCCACTTACAAGAAGTAGATTACAGCACCGGTACTATCTCTCCCACCAATCTACCTCAGATACTTAATAATGAAGCAGTAACAGCTGAAGTTAGTGAGTATATACATAACTCCGCCGGTATGGTGAGAGGCAAGTACACAGGTAAGCAACTAACAGCAGCAGAATTAAGCAAGTATACTGACGGAGATATCTCATACGGTAAAACTCCTGTAATTAACTATACGGGTAAGTATTTTGCTTACGCACCAGATCTAGAACGCACTGACCCTCTAGTAGTCGGTAAAACTCAATATTCAGTAAGGTACTTAATTGATGATAATAGAGAGGTACTAGACCTAACAGCTATTGAAGAAACACGTAAGCATCTTTCTCAAAACTATAGAGAGAAAGAAGGCGTCTCGGTAAGATTGCAAAATCCCCGTATTACTGCTTTAGGAGCAGGATCTAATTATTATTTAGTAGGTGGGGCAAAAGTATATAAAGCAGGAAAACGTCCTGAATATATATTAGGAACTGAAATTACTCTAGGAGATTTTGCAACAGGAGATCTTACATTCGAAGGTACATCAATATCAGATTATAGCTTCTTAGCAACGAAGACCTCTGGTCAACTTGTATTCCCTACATACACAACTATAGTATTTAATAATGAAATATATGACGACGGATCCGATTACAATCCTTCAACCGGTATATACACTTTTGGTGAAGATTCAGAAGCTAGAGTTAGCTTTGTTGCAAGTGGTGTTTTAACAAATATCAAATCTCAAGCAGAAAACGCTACTATTAGAATTATTCAAGATAGAGGAGGTACCGATACTGTTATTAAGTCTGAAACTTTTACAATACCTTCTGCCACCATCTCCCTAAATTCTGGAACTAAAAATTTCAGTATTCAATCCGGATTGCGTTATTTTGAGAATGGTGATAAGGTTCGAGTAGAAGTACAAGGAGCAGCAGGAATAAATGTAAGTTCAGGATCAGAGTTCTTTAATATACAAGCACCTCAAGCATCTGCAAACGTTACCGCTTCTAATGTATGGACAACCGGATCTTCTACTGGATTTACTTTAACTAGTTCAGCAGCATTAGCAAATCAATACGGCACTAATATACAAGAGCCATTCTCAGGATCCTCTTTCCCTTCTGCTTCTTTATTATTTACTTTAGAAAGAGGAGATGAGTTTAGATTTGGAGGAAGTGAAGATAATGTGTATGTTGTACTAGAAGCAGAACGTCAAGGTTTAATATACGTAACATTAAACAAACCATTAAATCCTTCCTTAAACATTAATCAGTTTACCGTACGTAGGTTTGTAGACGATACCACCTCGTTGATAACTAATCAAAAGAAACTTGCAGGAGATACTTCCCCTGCGTTTATTCTACCTGAATACACAGCACCAGATCTCAATGATAACTTAGACGCTATTATAAAAGATCTAGTAGGACGGAATCTTATTTAACTTCATATTTATACTATATAAACTTTACAAACAATGGGATATTTAGACAATTCAGTAGTAACAGTTGATGCTATCTTAACAAAGAAAGGTAGAGAGCTCATGGCTAGAGGAGATGGCTCTTTCAGAATCACGCAATTTGCATTGTCTGATGATGAAATCGACTATACACTTTACAACACCACTCACCCATCTGGTTCTAATTATTACGGAGAAGCGATTGAAGGCATGCCTTTATTAGAAGCCTTCCCAGATGAGACTCAAATCATGAAATACAAGCTTGTAACTCTTCCAAGAGGTACAGCAAGACTTCCAATCTTAGATTTAGGTTACGCTGCTATTACATTGAAGCAAGGAGCATCTTTAGCTATCACTCCACAAACTTTAAATTACTTAGGAGCTAATCAAACTTTTGAAACAAACGGATATACTGCAACAATTGCTGATGCAAGAGTATTAAGTACATTTAACGGTACAGGTATTAACACACCTGAAGCTGCTACATTAAACAGCACAACTACATTAGGTACTAATGTATCTAAGACTGTTATTGGATCTTCGATTACACTTACTGCAACTAACGTTAATACGTTATTCGGATCTAACACATCACTTCAGACTACAGTAACTGTAGTAGGTAGAGATTCCGGAGCACGTTTAACTATTCCGGTAACTATTAATAAAATAAACTAATAGCATATGTCTTATAAAAGATTTGAAGCCGACGATTTAGTAGTAAGTGCTGAACCAGTTACATCTCCAATATGGAGTACTGGAGTACCTATTTTAACAGAATTTTACACTGGATCAGGGCAAGCTAATGGAGTAACAGGTAATTACTACCTAAACGTATATCAAACAGGATCTGGTCAATCAACAGCTGCAGTTCAATTTGCCGTTACATACGGCGATATCGAAGGATCAGGTTCTACTGCTTACAACTCTGCAGTACCAGAAAAAACATACAGTAGAACAATTTACGGTCAGTTAAGAACTCTTATAACAGGTGATGAAAATACGAACTTAAGGTTTGGTGAATACGAACCTAAAAATGTGTATGGAATTGCTATAGATAGAGATAGATACAGAGAGAGCTTACTACAAGGATCTTTCAACTTACATCTATCCAGTAGCTCGCCAAGTATTGGGACCCTACACTTAACAGATAATAGCAAGGATGTTAGTACAGTAACCTATAACGATGCTGGTAGAGTTTTCCAAGTAGTATCCGGTTCTAATGGATCTTCTTACTCAAGTACTGGGTATACAACTAACTCTGGATCCTACGGTATATTTCTACCTGATGTAGGGTTAATATTATTAAACGCAGATGCATTAGATGATAATTCTGGCGAAGGTATTAACTTAGGAACTCAGAGATCTTCAAACACGAATAACGATAATGAAGCTAAACTTTATAACGCAATCGTAGGAGCAGCAAATTTCCAATTGAACTACCAGGAGACCATATCTTCGCAGTTTGTATTTACAAGAGTACGTAATAGTGAATTCAACTATTCAACTAACCCTTCGTACATTACAGGATCTGGCGACTTACGTATTAATAATTTCATTAACGCTCCACAAACATATATTACAACTGTAGGGATGTATAATGATAATAACGAGTTATTAGCTGTAGCTAAATTATCTAAACCTTTATTAAAAGACTTCACTAAAGAAGCGTTAATTCGCATCAAGTTAGACTTCTAATGAATGAGTACTTATATAAAACTCAACAAGCAAGATACCTACGTAACTACCTATACTGCGCATAAACCATGGGTGCTTACCAACCATTTGACTAGCTCTTATGGTATAAGGAAATATACTGCGTTATCAAGTTCCGGTATTGTCTCTATGGACAATATAACTCTAACAGAAGACAGTCAAAGCGCTGAACTTCTTTATAGGAGTCTTCACCATTTGTATTATTCTGGATTTTCTACCGGAAGTAGTATTTCAAGCTCTGCAGAAAACTATCATCAGACAACTCTATATGATAGTTCTTCCCGTGAGATCTTTTCAACAGCATCCTTGTATTCTATTCCTACGGATATATACGGACATGGGTTAGTACCTGGAACAATTCATATAAAATCTCAACCTACAGGAAGTTTCTACATAGTCGACGACGGAGAAGGTAAACTAAGATCATCAGGATCTTTCGATTACAGTGCAGTAACCTCTTCACAAACTACTACTCATATATCTTCTAGTACTTTTGACTCAGCACCAAGTAGTACTGAATTAGATATAACACCGGGTATTGCTATCGGTCCATCTTCTGAATGGAACTTAACTAGGATTACCTGGTCAGGGGGTACGGGAGACTCCCCAATCACTGAGAATGGGGTAAAAGTAAGTATAGTAACAGATCAAGCATCTTTAGATGTAATTTCTTTTACCAGCGCAACTACTTTAGAAACTAGTGATCTGAGTATAATTAGATTCCTATCGACTCCAGATAATGTAAATACTTTAAATTTCACTTTCGAATCCTCTAGTTTTACTACCACTAGGCCTTCAAGCAGTATTGTTGATAATCAAGTTCTAGGTGACGTAATTTATACTCACGGTAATTTAATATTAACTGAAGATAGTACAATCTACCACGTTGAAAACCAACCATCCTACTCCTTAGCATTTAAAGGATCTTACTTAGTATACACTCATAATTTTAGATGTAAAGCAAGTGAGACGCAGTTAAACTATTCTCAAAATCCTACTATAAAATCTGGTAGTTTAGGTGATATTAAAGAGTTTGCAACAGGAAGTTACTTTAGACCTTATGTTACAACAGTAGGATTGTATAATGACTCAGACGAACTCATCGCCATAGGAAAGATGGGACAACCCATCCCAAAGTCTAGATACATGGATATGACGTTTGTCGTAAAATTTGACATATAATGACACTCACTCCAGTATCTTGGAGATTTAGAGATAAACTTATAACTGAAATAGACGATATGCCCGAAGGTACTTTCGGCTTCATTTATAGAGTTACTCATCTCCCGACTAAGAAAAAGTACATAGGAAAGAAAGTTTTATTCTTTGAACGTAACGTTAAGTTAGGTAAGAGAGAATTAGAAGCTTTAAAAGAAGAGAGAAAAGCTGCCGGCATAGGTGGTAGAGTACCTGCTAAAAAGAAAGTAGTTAAGGAATCTGATTGGAAAGAATACTACGGTTCACAAGAAGAAATCAAGAAACTAGCTAGATCTTCTAAACCAGAAGATTGGACTAGAGAGATATTAGATTTCGTTCCAACAAAAAAATTGTTGACTTATTACGAAATAAAGCATATCTTTATTAATGATGCTTTAGAAGATCCCGACTTTCTAAATGATAACATCTTAGGTAAGTTCTACCAGAAAGACTTTATCAAAGTTGGTTCTTAGTATATAATTTCTTATATTAAGGTAATAACTAGTTATACTCTCTATGGAGAACGGATTACTGCTAAACGCAGTTGAAGGAGTTTTAGGCAAAAGTCATAAACGAGCAAGAGACAATTACGCGTTTCATTGCCCGTTCTGTAATCACCGTAAACCTAAGTTAGAAGTTAAGATGACTTCTGATGAAAAAGGACACAACCCATGGGAATGCTGGGTATGTAATACTCGAGGACGTACTATAAAGTCTCTTCTCCGTCAGATGAAGATTGGCAAGGAAGAAGCTATTGAAGTTCTTAAGTACGTTAAGAAAGGTGATAAGATTACCTACCACGACTTAGAGGTAGTTGAATTACCGAAAGAATTCCAACCGTTACACTTAGCCTCTACTACTTCCATTATTGCTAATAAGATCAGAAAGTATCTCTATAGAAGAGGGTTGACTGATAATGATTTTATTAAGTATAATATCGGCTACTGTATGACCGGTGAATACGGAGGTAGAATTATCATTCCATCGTATAATGAAAATAATCAATTAAACTTTTTTGTAGGTAGAACGTTTGAAGATGCTTTTATGAAGTATAAGAATCCGTCTGCCTCTAAAGATATAGTCGTATTTGAAAATATGATTAATTGGAATCAGCCAATCGTACTCGTTGAAGGAGTGTTCGATGCTATGGCTGTTAAGCGTAATGCTGTTCCAATCTTGGGTAAAACTTTATCTAAGAGCTTAATGAAGAAATTAGTTTCTAGTAAGGTTCAAGACATTTATATAGCATTAGATAAGGATGCATTAAAGAAAGCGCTAAGCTATTCTGAGCAGTTCTTATCAATGGGTAAACGTGTCTTCTTAGTAGATATGGTAGACAAAGATCCTAGCGAGATGGGTTTCTCTAATTTTACTCATCACGTCCAATCCGCTCAAGAGCTAACCTTCAGCGACCTCTTGAAGCACAAACTACAACTAGCATGATATATAAAGGTGCTAATGTTCTGAATGAGCATAAGAAGAAGAAGTTAATGTATGATGGTCAATTAGAACAGATTACGTTCTTAGACCGTCGAGTTTACAAAAAGGAAGAAGGAGTTTACTACCCTTCTGTTACTACCGTTTTACAGTATATGCCTAAGAATAAGTTCTTCGATAACTGGTTAAAAGACGTCGGACATAATGCTGATCTTATTATGAGAAAAGCAGCAAACGAAGGTAATGCAGTCCATGAAGCAGTAGAAGATTTGATTGCAGGTAAAGAGATTACTTGGATGGATGATTTTGGTAATGCAAAATATAACCTTGTAGTATGGAATATGATCTTGAAAGCAGCAGAGTTTTTCAAGAAGCATAAACCAACTGTAATTGCAGCAGAAGAATTTACATTCTCAGATAAGTTTAAATATGCAGGGACTGCTGATTTAATTGTAGAGATGGACGGCGAAAGATGGTTACTAGATGTTAAAACTTCGAACAATCTCCACCGTTCCTATGACTTACAGCTAGCAGCATATGCTAAAGCTTGGGAAGAGATGTTTGGACAGAAGATTGATAGAACCGGTATTTTATGGTTGAAATCCTCTAAGAGATCTGAATCTAAGAAAGAAGGAGTATACCAAGGAAAAGGTTGGGAGATTAAGCAGATTGATAAGATTGATGAGAACTTTGAACTCTTTAAGACTATCTACAGTCTATATAAGCTCGATAACCCGACTACGGAACCTATTTATAATAGTTATCCAACTAAAGTAAAACTATGAAACTAGCTGAAGCTCTTCTTTACGAAGCTCCTGAAAGCGCAAAAGCCATTATTATGGCCGGCGCTGCTGGTGCTGGTAAAACGTATCTTGCTAAGTCTGCTGTTATTCCAAACGCTCCCGGATTTAAGTACATGAATCCAGACACTTACATTGAACGTGAACAAGAGCCGATGAACCTAACTCAAGCTTCTGCCCAGGTTGATAATAAAGATGTTCCCGCTGCAGTAGACAGCGCTGAAAACTTTATCTGGGATACTACAGCATCTAGTGCCGCTAAGATGGTAGGCGGGTTGTTCCGTAAGAAACAAGTACCGGGATTACTTAATAATGAGACTTATGATTTCATGATGATAATGGTGTATGCTGACCCGATGGTATCTTTCTTAAGAAACTTCCAAAGAGAAAGAAGAGTACCTAAGGTAGCAGTTTTATCTACTTGGAATAAAGTTTACGGTAATATTGGAGCATACAGTTCAAAATTAGGTAATAACTTTATGATGTATCAAGCACCTGTTCAAGATGCTGAAATCAAAAAAGAAGTAGAAGCTTTCGAAGCTGCTCATAAAGCAGGTAAGTTAGAAGAGTACTTCACAAACCTACTAGAAAAAGGTGGAGATAAATTCTCATCAAGTTTTAAGAGTGAAGTTCCTGACGAAGAACTATCACCAGAAGAACTAGAAAAAAGACAGAAGAGTAGAGCTAAAACCCAAGAGCTATTTGAAGCTCAGATTAGAGAGTTAGCTAAACAATTCGGAGCAGTGAAAGGAGAGGTTGACAAGTATCTAAAATCTGAAGAAGAGATTGCTTCAAGAGTTAAACAGTTTGCAGGGTAATGAAAGTAGGAGTAATAGGAGGAGGATTTAAACCACCACACAAAGGTCATTACGAGTTAGCAAAACAAGCTTTAGCTCAAGTACCTGATTTAGATAAGATGATTATTTATGTCGGTAAGAACGTTAGAGACGGTATTGATCAATCTCAATCTGTAGCTATCTGGAATCTATATAAAGATAGCTTAGGTAGCAATGTAGAGATTGTACCTGCTTCAAAAGCACCAATTGGACATATTTACTCCTATGCTTCAAATAACCCAGAAGATGAAGTACACTGGTTCTTAGGAGCCAGAGATGAAGAGGATAGAGCTGATATCGCTGATAGAACTTCTTACTTAGAGAAGAATAGAGAAAAGTATCCTAACTTAAATGTAGAAGTTGTTGAATCAACAGGTACAGATGTAAGCGGTACTGCAGCAAGAAAAGCATTAAGAGCAGGAGACAAAGAATCGTTCTTTGATTTTATTCCTGATGTAGTAGATAAAGATAAAGTATACGATATTGTGAAGACACCAGAAACTAAAATGGCAGATGCTATCGATGAGTTATTTGCTAACTTCATGTATGAAGAACAAGGAGAGGTAGAAGAAATAACAAAAGGATCTCCTGTAGCACCTATTGCAGTACTGCCTTCAGAACAAAGACAGAAGCTTCAAAACTATACAAAGATCTTACAAGACGCTCTACCGGATGAATTCGATGTAGAGTATAGACAAGATCATATTAGAGTATCGGTACCTTATTTTGATAAAAATAAAAATCATCAAGACGACTGGACTCCTCATCAAACTCAATTACCAGAAGAGGTAGCAGAAGAGACTATCGGGCAATTTAATTTTGCCCCTTATATTGCTTCAATCTTAGAATACTGTATGACTAAAGGAATGAAAGTTACTCCTATTCCAGAGGTTAAGATTAGACGCGATGAAGAGAACGCTGCTAACTTATTCGGTAAAACAGGTTACTACCAACCAGATACTCAAGAGATCGTTTTGTATGTAACCGGACGTCATCCTAAGGATGTATTGAGGAGCTTCTGTCACGAACTTATTCATCACATGCAAAACCTAGAAGGTAGAGCTTTAACTTTCTACACAACTGATGTTCATGCTGATGAAAACCTAAAAGAGATTGAGCAAGAAGCTCACGCTAAAGGTAGCTTTTTATTTAGAGATTGGGAGAACTCAAACAAAGAACAGGCACCTATTGATGAATCTAATATTGTAGAATCTTTATCTAGAACACAGAAAGAAGATTTAATAAGACAGGTAATTCGCTTGCAGAGAGATTACGGTGATAATATTGAAAAGATTGCAGCAAGACTAAAACTACCAGCCAGCCTCAGTAATAAGTTAAGAGCAACCGGAGTAGAGTTCGGTAAAAGATTTGTAGAAGCAGTTTTAGAAGAACAAAAAAAAAGTCTAGAGGAAGGTACTAAGTACCGTTCTATCGTTGTAGATGTTAGAAAAGCAGTTAACGATGCTTTAAATACTCTTATTAAAGGAGAAAAGCTAGGAGGTTACAACTTACCGGTTAAGAGAGAGCCTACTGAAGAACATAGAGAATTAGCTAAGCAATACGGGTTTACTCCTCTAGGTCTTATGTTAAACGCTGAATATCAATCTGCATATTTGGGTACATTTAAAAGTAAGAGTGAAAAAGGAACACCAACAGAAGTAGGAGTATCGTTAAAGTTTGCCTTATCAGATGAAGTAGAAAAAGGAAAATACCACATAGACGGTGAAGCATCAAGTGATGAAGCTGAATTAGACATTATATTAGCATTTAACCCAGAAGACGGGACTAATATGCTACAGCAAATACAGCCTACGTTAACCGATCTCATTCGTCACGAGACTGAACATCTAACTCAATCCGGAGAACAGGTTAAGCCTGATAAATGGATGAGAGGTGATCAAGCTAGAAGACAGAAGATCAGGCAAAACCCAGAATTGTATTATAAGTATTTCTTACTACCTAAAGAAATAGATGCTAACATTCAAGGTTTATATGCTAAGTCTAAATACGAAAAGAATAGTTTTCAGGATACTGTAGATGCTTACTTAACAGATTTAGTAGGCGATGGGGTTATTACTCAAGCCAACAGTAAGCAGATTTACAATAAATGGAAAACTAGAGCAGCAGAAATAGGAGGAATCCCAGAGTTAAAATAAAATGCAGAAAAGTTTATTAGATTTATTTGAAGTTACTAAAGAGGATATGAATCCTGAATTAAAGAAGTACCGTCTATATTGCGACATGGACGGAGTACTTTGTGACTTTAAGTATCGTTTCGAATACCTATTTGGTAAAGGTCCTAGAGAGATTGAAGCTGAGAAAGGAGCACCATACTTCTGGGGAATGATTAGAAGAGTGGGAGCTAAATTCTGGTCAGGTATGCCTTGGACTCCTTCAGGCCGTCAATTATGGTCTGCTATCAAAGGATATGAGACTAAACTACTTACTGCACCTCCTCGAGCTTACAGAGACTTCAGTAACTTTGACGAATCAGCAGTTCAAGGAAAAACAGAATGGGCACAACGTAACTTAGGGTTAAGTGCTAGTGACGTTTTATTTAAAAGATCAAAAGATAAGCAAGAAATTGCAACTAAGGATATATCAGAAGGATTTATTCCTATCTTGATAGATGATAGAATAGATAATATTAACAACTGGAAAGCAGCAGGAGGTATCGGTATACATCATCCGGAGAACACATCTGATATTTCTCCAGTTTTAGAAAGATTAAGAAAGTTATACAAAGAAGATCCTGCAGACGATACTGAGAAAGAAGTAATTAAAGAGCAGGTAGAGAAAATAAAATTTAAGCAATCTACTTTAAACTACAGTACCGTATCTTTAGAACCTTATATTGATAAGGAGACAATGGAAGAGCATTACGGAAGACACTTTAAAGGATATACTGATAAACTCAACGCAGAACTAAAAGAGAAAAATATCATCATTGAAGCTGAAGATCAGATTGAAGCTATTCAAAAGATTTTAAGTAAGTACTCTAGTAACGATAAGATTAGAAATAACGGCGGCGGATTTTACAACCACGTACTCTACTTTGATAATATGACTCCTACTTACAAAGCACCTTCAGCAAAGTTTAGGAGGTTATTAGAAGAGCATTTCGACTCTTTCTCTGAATTCAAACAGCAATTTAAAGACGCTGGATTGAAGCAGTTTGGCTCCGGATGGGTATTCTTAGTAGAAAAAAGAAATAAGTTAATTATTGAATCTTACGCTAATCAAGATAATCCTTATTTGGATAATCGATTTAAAGGTACTATCTTATTAGCAATGGATGTATGGGAACACTCATACTATTTAAAACACAGATCTAGAAGAGAAGGTTACATCAACGACTTCCTTAGAGTAGTTGATTATAGCGTTGCTGAAAAAAGATCTAAACTGTTACAAAAAAGAGATGAGCGAAAGTCAACTGAAGAAGGAATTTGATTCAAAAGCAGTCAATCGAGTTAGAAACTTAGTTAAGAAGGATTTCACCAGCCGAACCACAATCGGAACAGGTTACTCTAAGAAGAGAGAGAAGCATAGCGAAGGTGCCATCTGGGAAGAAGATGGTAGAACCTGGACTATTAAAAACGGTGTTAAACAAAATATAACTAAGCTAGACTCCGCAAAAAAAACTCAACAAATACCTCTTACCTGCCCTAAGTGTAGAGGATCCATGAAACATCACCTAGCTAAGAAGATGTATAAAATTCACGGTTTTTGTTTCGACTGTACCATTGAAATGGAGGCAGACTTGCGAAAAGCTGGATTATACGAGAAGTATGAGAAGACTATGATGAGAGGTAATATGGAAGCTTGGGCTGATGGATTAGAACAATGGGTACAAGACACCCTTACAGAGTCTATGACTTATGTAACTGAGGAAGGCGACGTAGAAGACTGGAAAAACAATACTCAGAAGCAAAAACAAGAACTGCTTACCGGTATGAATGAGTACCTTAAGCACCTTAAGAAGCATATGGAGTAACTATTTATAAAGAAATTCTCTATGCTTTTAACAGAATCTAAACTAACAGAAGTATTAACGGAAGGATTGAAGTACCATCTTGATACTAGAACCCCGTTATATGAAAATGTATACCGCCCAGGTTCAGAAGCATACTTCTCTACTATTAAACAAGCACGTCATTTAATGAATAAAGGCATCCTTACGGAATTATGTTTGGAGGATACAGAACTTTTATTCGAAACTGAGGTAGGAGAGTATGGAGAGTTTGAAGGTAAGAGAGTACCTCTAGATTTTCCGATGATCACCGAAGCAGTAGTTGTCACTGAACCTCAAACCACAGAATATACTCAAGCATGGAATACTGCTAAACAAGATGAGTTTATTAGGGGTATCGTTGAAAAAGAAGCTAGAAAGAAAAATATGGAGCCATATAACGCATGGTTAGACATGGCTAGCAAAGGTAAAGCAGCAGGCGGAGCTGCATACACAGTAGGAGCTGCATCAATATCACAGTACTTATCAGAAGAAGATATGAACCCAGACGCTGACGTTTCTAAAGTAATGCCTATCTTAGCAGAGTTTATGTTAGAAGGTAATAAGAAATACGTTATTTTAGCCGGTCAAGATACTTTTAGAGAGATTCAAACTGAAAACATAGATGTATGGGTAGTAGATTTAACCATCTATCAGGAAGATTCTAAAGAAACTATTGCAGAAGCTCTTAGTGAATATGTTGATTACGAACCTAAATATTTTGCTACTTGGTTTAGAGTATTAAAAGATATTGTGAGTAAGACTGAAGAGGATGTACACTATTACATGAAAGACCTATCAGCACCAGCTCACAAAGCTGCCAAGTACTTTTTAAACTTTTTTGAGAAAAACCCAGGTGTTCGAGAAAAGCTTCGTAATAGCATGGGAATGACTGAAGCAAAATATAAAGGTAAAGAGGTTAAGCTCAACAAGCCAATGAGAAGCTCTGGTCCTAAAAAGTACAAAGTATACACTAAGAACGATAAAGGAAACGTTGTAGTAGTAAACTTTGGAGATGCTAAAGGAGGATTAACAGCTAAGATCAATAACGCTAAAGCTCGCAAAGCATTCTCAGACCGTCACAACTGCCCAGCTAAAAAAGATAAAACTAAAGCAGGATACTGGTCTTGCCGATTACCAAGATATGCAAGTTTACTCGGACTTAAATCAAGCTTTGGAGGGTACTGGTAGACCTTACCGGAATCTTTCGGTAACTAAGGACTGTATAATAAGGAGCTTTTCTTCCGATGTAGATCCTGAAGAGCTTAAATGGCATCAGGATGATGAAGATAGATGGATAACAGTCTTAGAATGTGGTAAAGACTGGGGCTTTCAATACGACAATGAGTTACCTCATCGTTTAGAGCCTGGAGATATGCTATTTATAGAAAGGCACGAATGGCACCGAGTTATTAAAGGAGAAGGTGACTTGGTGATAAAAATAAATTTAGATGACGAAGGATTCTTTCAACAAGAAAAAAACTAAGAGCGATATATACGCTTTTATGCGAGAGCTTATCGAAGAAGTTCTTGCTGAAGAGAAGCCTGGATTATGGGCTAATATTAGAGCTAAAAGAGCTAGAGGTGAAAAACCAGCTCACAAAAACTCTAAAGCTCATAAAGATGCTGTTAAAGCAGGAAAAGAGATCAATAAAAATAGCTGATGAAATTTCCTACTCCGTTTTTACCGAAGAAGAACTACGTCAGGGGATGTAGGAAATCAAATATAATGTTTTTGTAGTTTCCATTATACAGCTATGACTAGAGAAAGACTAACAGAGATTATTAAAGAGGTACTTGCAGAGATGCAAGAAGCTAAAGATGTTCATAAAGCAATGAACCCAGGCATCTTATCTAAAGACTCTAGTTTAAAAGGAGAAGATGGTAAGATCAAGATATCAAAAGTAAGACAGAAACTAAGTAGCATGAAAGACAAAGGTAGTACCAAAGCTAAGGCTTTGCGTAGATTTATTAACTACCACGATTAATCGCTATTTATAAAGAAACAATATAATCATGGCCGTATCTTTCAATAAAGAAGTCATTTCAGAAGCTATTCAAGAAGTATTAGCAGAGAAAACTATTATTGCATCAAAAGCAAAAAAGATGCAACAGCAGCAAGACGTCGCTAAAGACCCAAGTATCCCGTCATCTGTTAAACCAGCAGTTAAAAAGGCTTTAGATCAGGCTACAGACGGTGAAGAGATCGAAGTTCCAACAAATGAAACACTCTCAGTAGGTCATGTTGATGATGAACCCGGTATGTTAAAACAGTTTGCTTTTGATACCGCTGAGTATGCTGCTAAACTTTATAAGTTACTTCATCACTACGAACAAATGGAAGATCATGTAGATTTTCCTAACTGGTGGCAACACAAGGTAATGATGGCTAGAGAGTATATGTCCAAAGCTACTCATTACTTAGAATTTGAAGCTATGAAGCCACACATTGATGCAGCAGTAGACGGACACTCTGAAGAAGATTTAGACGAAGCTAGAGATTATCAAGCACTAGTTGGAAAAGAGGTTATGTTCGGCAGTAGACTAGCCGCAGTAGTAGGAGAAGAAGGAGATTACATTAGATTAAAATTTGAAGACGGAAAAGAGAATTTAGTTACTAAGAAAGACTTCGAAAACAAACAACCTGGCGTAAACGAAGAAGAAGAGATTGATGATTCAAAATTCTCTAAGAAGGATGCTAAGAAAGAAAAAGGCTTTGTAGCACAATCATCAGCAGATCAAGCAAAAGCAGCTTTTAAGAAAAAATTAGATCCTGTTCTTGCTGCATTAGAGAAGAAAGGTGTTATTTCAAGAGTAGACGGTAAGAGAAAAATTAACGATGTGGATGCTTATAAAAAAGCAATCGCAGCAATTAGCGAAGTATTAGCTGAAAATAAAGCTACTTGTTGTGGTAAGTGTGGTAGAACACACGTCAAAGGTACTGAATGCAAAAAACCTTTTTTAACAGGACAAGATCACTGTAGAGTAAGATAAGATGAATAAGCAAGAGTTAAAAGATATTATCGAAGAAGCTTACTACGAAGTATTAGCAACAGGCTTACTCTTTGAAGCTGAAGGCGATGAAGAGGTACCGGAAGAAACTCCTGATACTGAATTTGCTGATACTGAAGAAGTAGAAGCAGCAGAAGACGAAGTTACTGATCCAACCCCGGAGATCTTAGCTAAGTTTCCAACATTAAAGAAGACCTTAGTGCATTTAATGACTCCTGAATTCGAAGAGTTTGTGGAAAAGATTGGATGGATGTCTCCTAAACCATCTACATTTAAAGTAGAGTTTAAAAACGGCCAAGACTTCCAATTAAAGTGGATGGGTAAAGGCTTTCAAGCTACTGTAGAAGGTAAACGTTACTACTTAACAAACGTATCAGAATACCAACAATGTTTAGATAAGATCGGACATATGTTAGCATCAGGACCTATAACAGATCAATTTGCCGATGATACTTCTGGAGAAGATGTATTTGGTGCCGAAGGTGGCGGAGGAGAGTTTCCTGGAGCAGAAGCAGGTACAGATGTAGGAGCTGATACTGGAGCAGAAACCCCAGCAGCAAGCGGCGAAGAAGATGTATTCGCAGGCGTAGAGTCATAACAAATGGATATACTAGATAAACTCATACAAGAGTGGTCATGGAGAACAGAAAAAGGTTATCCTGATCTCACTAACGAAGATGATCTTAAAATCTTAAGAGAAGTTTTCGGTATAGATCTAACTGAAGCTTATACCGAATTCCCTACCTCTGTTGAACAGATAAGCAATCCCAAGGTAGCAGAACTATTTAAAATAGTAAAATCCTTCCCTGGATTAAAGATAGAAGATCCAATAGCACTGGATCCTGTTAAGAAAAATAGCCCTAAAATAACAAGAGCCTTAAAGAATAATAGAGACTTTATAGAGCATCTAGAAAACGAGCTAGGGATTGAAATAGAGGATCCTAACGAACTTATCAGATGGAACGGTCTTTCCATTAGTTTTGGAGAAGGTTCAAGAGGTGGTAGAGGCGTTAACAGCAAAGGTTTAAAGTTTGAGGAAGAGATTGCTCAAGACTTAAACAACTATAAAGCAGGAACTGAAGAATACATACATTCTGAACTTACTAAATCAATCATAAGAGAATTCTCACTAACTCCTACTAACTTCAGTGTTAAGAGTGAAGGCGGAGAAAATAAGAGAAGGCCCTTAGAGTTTACAGAGAAAGGTCCGATCGTAGGATTCGCAGAAGAGAATTTAGCTGCAACACTTACTGACTTAACGATTCTCAAAGGATCAGAAACAATATACCTTTCTCTAAAATTCGGAGGAACTCTAACATTCTTTAACTCCGGAGTTGCTGTGACTGTTTTCCCAAAAGATGATTTCTCCGATGGTAAGATAGACACTCCGAACGGCGTATCCCTTTTAGATACTTTTGGTATCGACAATGAACTATTTTGTAGAGTATTTAATGAATACAAAGAAGATGGATCCGGTCCTGACTTTTCACAATACCATAAAGTTACTACTGACTACGACAAAGAGAAACTATTCAGATTAGTAGAAAGCGGTATAGGTACAGGTTACTATATGCTAAAAGGAGGTAGAACGACTGAATTTTTCTTCGTAGGAGACGAATATAATAAAGCAGCATCACAGCCTACTTCCGGTATAGAAATACAGTATGGAGGTAAAACAGGTAAAGGTAAGAGAATAGATATTGTATTTGAATCTGAAAAATATAAATTCAAAATCAATATTCGAAACAAACAAGGAAAGCTGTACCCATCACATATTATGTGTGATTACAGGAAAAAATAAAAGGTATATATTTATATATAATGAGAGGTTTTAAATTCGAACATATTGTAATCTTAATATTAGGGGTATGTCTCTTATGGCTAACACAATGCCGTAGAACAAAACCTATTACAGAAGAGATTGTAAAAACAGAGGTTGTAACTAAATGGGATACCGTAGAAGTTGCTAAGACTGAATACATTCCTAAGATCGTAGAAAGGTTAGTAGTAAATATAGACACCTTTTCAATACCTATCGACACAGTTTCAGTACTAAAGGACTATTATGCAAAATACTTCTATACTGATACTATTCAGATAGATACATTAGGTTCTATAGTGATAAATGATACTATCACTCGTAACTTAATCTCAATGAGAGATGTACAATCCAACATTTTCATCCCAACAACTACAATTACTAATACTGTTTACCTCAACAGGAGGGAATTTTACGGCGGTATTTCGTTAACTGGACAACCTACTCAATTAGATTTTATCAACGGAGAGTTACTATACAAAGGTAAGAAGAGAAACGCTTACGGTATAGGGGTAGGTATCAATCAAGAGCTTGTACCTATCTATACTTTCAAAGTATTTTGGAAGATAGGTAAATGAGCCAGCACGACGTAAAAAAAATAGTAATACAAGAATACGCTAAGTGTGCAAAGGATCCTGCATATTTTATGCGCAAGTATTGCTACATTCAACATCCTCAGAGAGGACGTATCTTATTTAACTTATATCCTTTCCAAGATAAGGTATTACACTTATTTAAAGATCATCAATACTTAATTACTCTTAAATCAAGACAGCTAGGTATATCTACTTTAGCAGCTGGATACAGTTTATGGTTGATGATCTTCCACAAAGATAAGAACGTACTCGCATTAGCAACTACTCAAGCTACAGCTAGGAACCTTGTAACTAAAGTACAATTTATGTACGAACAGTTACCAAGCTGGTTACAGTTAAAGGCAGTAGAAAAGAACAAACTATCGTTAAGATTAAAAAACGGCTCAAGAATATCAGCCAAATCATCTAACTCAGATGCTGCTCGTTCAGAAGCTGTATCTTTACTTATAATAGATGAAGCTGCATTTATCGACAACATAGACGAAACCTTCGCATCAGCACAACAGACCCTTGCAACAGGTGGTCAGTGTATGGCTCTATCAACTCCCAACGGAATCGGTAACTGGTTTCATCAGACCTGGGAAAAAGCCGAAACTGGTGAGAATAGTTTTATCCCGATCAGACTACCGTGGACTGTTCACCCTGAAAGAAATCAAATGTGGAGAGATCTACAAGATGCTGACCTAGGTCCTAGGATGGCTGCTCAAGAGTGTGACTGTGATTTTCTATCTTCCGGTGATACGGTATTTGAACCTGAAGACTTAATCTTCTACGAAACAACAGCTCAAAACGATCCTGTTGAAAAACGAGGAGTAAGTGGAGACTACTGGATATGGGAATACCCAGATTACACCAAATCGTATATGGTAGTCGCCGATGTCGCTAGAGGAGACGGACAAGATTTCTCCGCATTTCATGTATTCGATATTGAATCAGCATCACAAGTTGCTGAATTTAAGAGCAAGGTACCTCCTAAAGAATACGGTAACTTACTGGTAGGAGTAGCAACAGAGTACAATAACGCACTACTAGTTGTAGAAAATGCAAATATCGGATGGTCTACTATTGAACAGATTATCGAAAGAGATTATCAGAACTTCTACTACTCCTCTAAATCGGATCAAGATACAGTAGAGACGTATATGAATAAAATGGAGAGAGGAAACCTTACTCCCGGTTTTACGATGTCTATGAGAACCAGGCCACTAGTCATTGCTAAGATGATGGACTATGTTAGAGAAAGATCTGTGACTATAAAATCTCAACGTCTATTAAAAGAGATGAGAGTATTTGTATGGAAGAACGGTAAAGCTCAAGCACAGACTAACTACAATGATGACTTGGTAATGGCTTTTGCAACAGGACTTTACGTTAGAGATACAGCACTAAGACTAAGACAACAAGGTATGGACCTCTCCAGAGCTAGTCTATCAGCTATGTCAAATTTAAATCAAAGACAAGGAGCTGCATATTCAGTTGGTAATATGCAAAATAATCCTTATATTATGAAAACCCCTAATGGAGAAGAGGACGTATCCTGGTTACTTTAGTGGGCCTATTTATAATTAAACTATTTTTACATGGCTGATACTTCCTTATTTGGTAGATTACAGAGATTATTTTCTACCGACGTAGTAATTCGAAACGTCGGCGGAAATCAGCTAAAGGTAGCTGACGTTAATCATATTCAGAGTACAGGTAGATACGAAACCAACTCTCTGGTAGATAGATTCTCAAGACTATACCTATATAATAATAAGAATATATTTAATCCTAACCTGAATTATCAGACGTTAAGGATTCAATTATACTCTGATTACGAAGCAATGGATACAGATCCTATTATAGCTTCAGCACTAGACATCTTAGCCGACGAATCATGTCTAAAGAATGATATGGGGGATATACTTACTATCAAATCTTCTGACGAAAACGTTAAAAAGATCCTTCATAACTTATTTTACGATGTATTAAACCTTGAGTTTAACTTATGGTCATGGACTCGTAATATGTGTAAGTACGGTGACTTCTTCTTGAAGTTAGAAGTAGCAGAGGAGTTCGGTGTATACAACGTACTACCGTACACAGTATATAGTATGGTAAGACATGAGAGTCAAGATCCCGACGAACCGGCTAAGGTGCAGTTTACCATCGACCCAGACGGTATCGCTTCATCAGCAGATCCAAACTACCTACCAAGACATAAAGATAAAGTTATTAAATTAGATAACTACGAAGTTGCACACTTCAGGTTATTATCAGATACAAACTACCTACCCTACGGACGTTCTTATTTAGAGCCTGCTAGAAAGATTTTTAAGCAGTTGACTTTGATGGAAGATGCGATGTTGATTCACCGTATCATGAGAGCTCCTGAGAAGAGAGTATTCTATGTTAACGTAGGACAGATCCCACCTAATGAAGTTGAGCAGTTTATGCAAAAAACTATCAACGGGATGAAGAAGACTCCTTATATTGATCAAGAAACAGGTCAATATAACTTGAAGTTCAACATGCAGAACATGATGGAGGACTTTTTTATCCCAGTTAGAGGTGGAGATGCTACAACAAGAATCGATACAACTAAAGGATTAGATTACGACGGCACCAATGACGTTGAGTACTTAAGAGATAAAATGTTTGCTGCATTAAAGGTACCTAAAGCATACTTCGGTTACGAAGGTGACTTACAAGGTAAAGCTACTTTAGCAGCAGAAGATATTAGATTCGCAAGAACTATCGAACGTATTCAGAGAATCGTCGAATCTGAATTGACTAAGATTGCTTTAGTACACTTGTACGTTCAAGGGTACAAAGGAGAAGGATTAACAAACTTTGAACTTAAACTTACTACTCCATCTGTTATATACGAACAAGAAAAGGTTGCTCTATTAAAAGAGAAAATGGACCTAGCTTCACAGATGGTAGAGAGTAAAATGTTCTCTACAGATTATATTTACGAAAACATCTTTAACTTATCTGAAGACCAGTTTAATGAACAAAGAGACTTAGTTAGAGAGGACAGTAAAAGAGGATTTAGAATCGCTCAGATTGAAAACGAAGGAAACGACCCAGCTAAATCTGGAGTTACTTACGGTACACCTCACGACCTTGCTTCAATGTACGGTAGAAGAGGAATGGATACACCTAAGATGCCTGTTGGATATGATGAGACAAATCCTGAAGGAAGACCTCAGATTCACGCCTCTACTTACGGTACTCAAGACAGTCCATTCGGTAGAGATAGACTAGGTACTCATGACATGCACGGCGGCTACGATAATGAAGAAGACGGTGAAATTACAGTTACCGAAGAATCACAAGTTGACAATTACAATACTAAGTCAGTGTTCTACCAAAACAGGAATCTTTTCGAACCAAAGAAGAAATTAATCTTTGAAGAAAAGAAAGAAGAAGAGTCTGGACTGCTTGATGAAAGCAATATTAAAGATTTAGGGTAGTAGCATATATTTATATTAGTAGAATAGTATACTCATGAGAATTAAACATTCAAAGTACAAGAATACTGGATTAATCTTTGAACTGTTAGTAAAGCAGATCGCAGCAGATACCCTATCCCGTCAAGACTCACCAGCGGTAAAGGTGTTGAAGAAGTTCTATACCGGTAAATCATCATTAGTTAGAGAATTCAGACTCTACGAATATATCCTAAAAAATAAAGGAGTATCCCAAATGAAAGGAGAGACTATTCTCTCTACTATCACCGAGGTATCTCTTAAGATTGATAGAACTGCTATTAAAAAGCAGAAGTATGAACTCATCGCAGAGATTAAGAATAGTTACGATCTAGATGAGTTCTTCTCTATGAAGGTAAGAGATTATAAGCCATTAGCAGCTCTATACTGTTTAATGGAAGCTCAAAACACCGATCTAGTAGATCCTCAATTCATCATAGATAATAAGACTACCTTATTAGAGCATTTAACTGATGCTAAGCAAGATGAAGCTGATGTTAAAGGTGCTTTAGTAGAAGAGTACTCTAAGTATGATAAGGACTTAAGATTACTTACATATAAGATCCTATTAGAGAAATTCAACGGAGCTTATGATAACTTACTACCAGAGCAAAAAACAATCCTAAGAGAGTTTATAAACGCTTCAGAATCTCAAGTAAAACTTAGAACACTTATTAACGAGGAGTTAGGAAAGATCTCAACTGCTGTTAATGAGTTAAAGGAAAAAGTATCTGATGATATCGCTAAGATTAAGTTAGATGAAGTAGCTAAGACTATCACTCCTATCTCAAATAAGACTAAGGTAGTTGATAACCATATTATTAACTTGTTACAGTACTACGAATTAGTAGACGAGCTAAGAAACTTATGAAAGAGGAGTTAGCAGAGATTCTAAGAGAGTACATTATAGAGGTTCTCGCTGAAACTAGTGCAACAGGTACTGGAGCGAGTTTTACCCCCGGCACTGGTGCTCAATACGCCACACCAGCAGCTTTTTCAAAAGACGGAAGAGATAATAGAGCAGTCCAATTCTTAAAGAAAATGGGCTTTAAAAAAGTAGAACGACCAAACAGACCATCAAGCACTAAATTAGTAGACTACAGATGAGAACATTACAAGAAAAATATAACGCAGTATTAGAAGGAAACTTTTCTAAGACTCAATTCAGAAGAGATGCAGCTATTGAGGTGCCTCAATTTGTATCTACTGTAAATAGCTTTGACGATACGGTAGCTATCCTTAAGAACAAAGGAGCTATTACTGAAGCTAAAGCACAAGAGCCTAAATACTCAACAGCATCTCCTGAAGATACTATTGCTCCTGATGTACTGGATACAGGTATCAAGTTTGAACTTGATAAGAAGTACGGTACGTTAGACGTTACTCCTGAGCAATACGCTAAGTGTAGAGAAATGGCTATTAAGAACCTAGCTAAAGACGTTTTATATTACGTTAAGCAAGATAGCGAGCAATTAGAAGCTCCGGGAGAGAAAATGGAGAAAGTTACTTTAAAAGAAGTAAAAGTAAAAGTAGCTATTCCTGGTCAAGACGAGTTTGAAGCAGAAGAAGGTAAAAACTATTCAGAAGAAGAAGCTGATAAGTATATTGCAAATGCTAAAAAATCTGGAGCTACTCCAATGAATACTACGTTTACAAAAGTAAACGAAGAAGAAGTTGAAGAAGCTATTCAGAATATCGAAAACGACGAATACACTGTAAAGAGAATCGCTAAGCTAACCAATCAATTACTTCAAGATGCAGATCCTAGAGATGAAGTAGCTAAAGCATATGCTATCTCAGTTAAGAATGATTTAGAATCTGGAGATGCTTCAAGATTAAAAAGATATAAAGACCTTTTATCTATAGACGATCTTAAAGCTGATATGGAGCATTACTTATCTCACGATGTAGATCAGTTAGACGAAGGTGAAGTTGTAGATTTACCGATGACTGCAGCAGGTTATAGTAGAGGCGAGACTTACGATACTGAAAAGTACGGTAAGGTAAAGATCATCGATCAGTTAGACGGTGATGATATCCCAGCAGCTTACGGAAGATTTAGAGTTGAGAAGATCAACGAAGAGGATAAAGATAAGCCATCTTTCTACGATTACCCAGAAAACAAACATCTCGACGACAGAGACCCAGAAGAAAAAAGAAAAGCTCTCAAAGAGATGTTTAAAAAGATTATCGTTAACCTTATAAACGAATAATTATGAGCAACGTATTAGTAGAATATACTCCATTTAGGCCTACGATCACTGAATCGAAGACTAAGCCTGGTGTATTCGAAGTTACCGGTGTAATGCAAAGAGCTGGTGCTAAGAATCAAAACGGTAGAGTATACGACAAACAAGTTCTTTTAAGGGAAGTTAATAACTACATGGAAAACTTTGTTAAGCTAGGTAACGCCTACGGTGAATTAGATCACCCAGAGTCTGCTATCGTTTCTCTTAAAAATGCCTCTCACGTAGTTAAAGACTTGTGGTGGGACGGTGATGATCTTTGCGGCAGAGTAGAATTACTAAATACCCCTTCAGGTAATATTGTTAAAGAGATTATTAGAGGAGGTCACACAATCGGTATTTCATCCAGAGGTACAGGTTCAGTTAAACCTACTAATGAAGGTCATTTAGAAGTACAGGATGATTTTGAATTAGTATGCTGGGATTTCGTATCTAATCCATCTACACATGGAGCATTTATGAATCCAATATCATTAAATGAGAATACTGCCAAGCAAGGTAGGTATGACAAGTTACACAACATCTTAGGAGATATCCTAAGAGCTTAATTAAATTTAGTTTTATGAACACACAAGAATTATTTGAACAGATTGAAAATCTTTACGAAGATTTTAAAGCCGGTCACGAAGGATCAACTAAAGCTGCACACGGTAGAGCAAGAAAAGCTTTAGGAGAGATTAAAAAACTCGTTACCGAATACAGAAAAATATCTGTAGCTGAAGATAAAGCATAAGCAGTAATGCTTTAAAAGCGCCTGCTACCTTAGGCAACAATAGAGAACCCGTAGACAAGAAAGTTTACGGGTTTTTTATTTCTATATGTATTTATATATGAATATATCGTTCGATACGATATTCTATCTAAAAAAATACTATTACGTCATTAATCAATAGACGTACAGAATTACAAGTTAACATTATGGCTAACAAAGATTTATTCAAGCAAGCAATTGCTGATGCAAAATCTATCCGTGAAGCTGCTATCGCTAACGCTAAAGCTGCTTTAGAAGAGTCTATTACTCCTGAGTTGAAAGAACTTTTAGCTCAACGTCTCCAGGAAATGGAAGAAGAGGTTGAGGAAGAGGTAATCGCTGAAGAGGAAGTTTCTGTTGAAGAAATTATCGAAGAGACTATTGAAGAAGCAGAAGAAGTAATTGACGAAGCTGACGAAGAGGAAGCAGAGGATGATTCAGAAGAATCTGAAGACGAAGCTGACGAGGAAGAAGATGCAGAAGGTGAAGAGCCTGCTGGTGATGATGAGATCGCAGACAGTGATATGACTGTAGATGATCTTAAAGACATGATCCGTGACATTTTATCTCAAGAAATGGGAGACCAAGAAGAGGAAGGTGCTATGGAGGATGACATGGAAGCTGACATGGAAGCAGATGATATGGCTGGTGCCGATATGACTGCTGCTGACGATGAGGAAATCAACTTAGAAGAGTTGATGGCTGAATTAGCTGACATGGCAAAAGAAGAAGTAATCGCTGAAGAAAATCATATGGAAGAAGAAGATCATATGGAAGAAGGAGATTACGGAATGGAAGAAGAAACGATGGATGAAGGATTCATGGATATGATGAAAAAGATCTACAACGATCCTGAAGTTCTAGGTAAAGTTATCACTGTTGATGGTAAGAAAATGTCTTTGAAAGACTTCTTAGCAATGGCAGGAGGTGCTACTGCTGGCTCTATGGCTGGTGGCGGTCAACCAAGCTCAACTAAAACTCCTGGTTCAGGTGTTGCAGAAGCTGACTTAAACGAAGCTTTAGAGACTATCGTAACTCTTCAAAAAGAACTCAACGAGACTAACTTGTTGAACGCGAAATTGTTGTACGTTAATAAGGTATTCAAAGCAAACACTTTAAGTGAAGCTCAAAAAGCAAACGTAATTGCTGCTTTTGATAAAGCTGAAACTGTAAAAGAAGTTAAGTTAGTATTTGAGACCGTTAGTGAAAACGTTCCTTCTGGTAATAAGAAAGAAGTAGTTAGAGAGGTAAAAGGATTTGCTTCTTCTGCTGTAGGAAAATCTGACAAACCAGAGGTAATTACTGAAGCTAACGCGGCTGTTTTACGTATGCAAAAACTTGCAGGAATTATTAAATAACATTTGAAAAAATTAATCATGGATTTAAACAATCTTTTAAACGAATCAGCACAAGGCTTTAAGTCTTTACAAGCTGATGCTGCTAGATTGGCTGAAAAGTGGACTGCTACTGGTCTATTAGAAGGTCTTTCAAGTGAGCAAGAAACAAACACTATGGCTATGATTCTTGAGAATCAAGCTAAAGAATTGATCAAAGAAGCTTCTAGTACTGGTACTGGAGGTTCTTTCTCTGCTGGCCAAGGCGAGCAGTGGGCAGGCGTAGCTTTGCCATTGGTAAGAAAGGTATTCGCTCAGATCGCTGCTAAAGATTTCGTATCTGTACAGCCTATGAACTTGCCTTCTGGTCTAGTATTCTATCTAGACTTTAAGTACGGTACTGCTGCAAACGGTAGAGCCGCTTCAGCTAACATGTACGGTAACGTATCTACAGCTAACGATAAGATGGCTGTTGACGAAGCTGCATCTGGCGGTCTTTACGGCGCAGGTCAGTTCGGTTACTCTATCAACTCTGCTTCTGTAAACTTAGCTACTGATAACGCTGTATACTCTGCAGGTACTTCTGCTTCATTGAACTACCAAGACGGTTTAGCACCTTCTAACTACGGTATCTACACTGTAGATTTCACTGGTTATGAATTTGACACTAAAGGTGTAAGAGCCTTCAGATTATTATCTGGTTCTGTTGACGTTACTTCTAACCCAGAATTAACTACTGTATCAGGTAACAACGTGAAATTCGTAGTATTAGAATCAGGTGTTGAAGGCGCTGCTGACATCACTGCAGGTTCTGTTCTTTACCACAAGCAACCAGCTGACAACTCAAGAGGTGACTTCGAAGATGTAAGCGGTATTACTATCCCAGAAATCAACGTTGAGTTAGCTTCTGAAGCAATTGTTGCTAAGACTAGAAAGTTAAAAGCACAGTGGACTCCAGAATTCGCACAGGATCTTAACGCTTACCACAGTGTTGATGCTGAAGCTGAATTGACTTCTATCTTATCTGAGTACATCTCTATGGAGATCGATCTTGAGATCTTAGATATGTTGATTCAAGACGCAGTAACTACTGAAAGATGGTCTGCTGTATCTAACAAGACTTGGACAGGTACTCCTGCTTCAGGTAACTGGACTACTCCTAGCGTATCTGACGGTGGTTTCTACAACACTCAAGGTCAGTGGTTCCAGACTCTTGGAACTAAGATCCAGAAAGTGTCTAACAAGATTCACCAAAAAACTCTTAGAGGTGGTGCAAACTTCATCGTTTGTTCTCCAGAAGTTGCAACTATCTTGGAAAGCATTCCTGGATACGCTGCTCAAACTGACGGTGACAAAATGGACTTCGCAATGGGTGTACAGAAAGTAGGTAGCTTGGCTAGCCGCTTTAAAGTATACAAAAACCCTTACATGACTGAAAACGTAATGTTAATGGGTTACAGAGGATCTCAGTTCTTGGAAACAGGTGCTGTTTATGCTCCTTACGTTCCATTGATGATGACTCCATTAGTATACGATCCAGCAACCTTCACTCCACGTAAAGGTATCATGACTCGTTACGCTAAGAAGATGATCCGTCCTGAATTCTACGGTAAGATCTTTATCTCTGACTTAGCTACTATCTAATCAGAAATCTTACATAGATTTAATTGAGAGGGGCCTTCGGGCCCCTTTCTTTTTGTACTATTTATAGTAAACGTAAAAGTTATCCCATATGACTTCAAACCACCACGAAGACTTGGTCTTCAAGGCGAAAAGGAGACCAAAAGGTCCTATCAAATTTAAGCTTCAGCTTAATGACGAGCAGAAAGAAGCAAAAGCATTAATTTTAGACAATCCTATCACGGTATTAAAAGGCATGGCCGGTAGCGGTAAGACGCTAGTAGCTACTCAAGTTGCTTTAGATCTTTTATTTAGGAAAGAAGTAGATAAGGTAATTATCACACGTCCTACAGTAGCTAAAGAAGACATAGGATTTCTACCAGGAGATATTAGAGAGAAGATGGATCCATGGCTAGCTCCGATCTACCACAACCTCTTTATGTTGTATAATCAAGAAAAGGTAGAGAAAGAGATAGAGCTAGGTAATATAGAGATTGTACCATTCGCATTTATGAGAGGTAGAACATTTGTAGATGCTTTTGTTATCGTAGACGAAGCTCAAAACGTTACTCATACTCAAATGGAGACTGTCTTAGGTAGACTGGGGAAAGGAAGTAAGATGGTAGTATGTGGAGACATGGCTCAGATCGATTTAAAAGATAAGAGACAGACAGGTTTTTCTTTCTTATCTAGAATAGAAGAGAACGTGAACGGATTCAAAGTATACGCTCTTCAGCAAAATCACAGACACGAGATAGTCTCACCAATTTTAGAAGTTTATCAAACGTTTAGGGATTAACAGCTGAGTTACTATTTATATAAAAATGTAATTACATGGCTGCTGGAAGGTACGATTTCACTATAGAACAAGGAGCTACAACGAACTTTGAAGTTCAATATCAAGATAGCAACGAAAATCCGATAGATCTAACCGATTATCAAGGTAGAATGCAAATTCGCCCTTTAGTTGGGTCTTCTACTATACATTTAACTCTGTCTAGTAGTCTAGGAATATGCGGAACAGGAATCAACATGAGTGGATCCAATGGGACAACACCACCTACTTCCGGTTCAGTAGGCATTTATATCTCTGCAGCAACTTCTTCAATGTTAGATTGGGACGGTAATGCATACTATGACTTAGAAGTATACTCTGGGAGTAATGATTGTGAATACGTAGTTAGGTTACTCCAAGGCAAAGTGAGATTGAGTAAAGAAATAACCTTAGCAAGATAATGAAGAGAGTAGTAATACAACCTAACACAACGACAGTTAAGGTATACAGCGTAGGATTACAAGGACCTCCAGGTGCAACAGGCGCCACAGGTCCTTCAGGTTCTGGCGGATCCAGTGATTTAGTAAATTTAAACACATTTACCGGATCTGCTGATACTAGATTAATTAATTTAGAAGCAGTTACCAGTTCTTATTTAACTGAAGTACCTAGCGGAACTGTAAGTAGTTGTGCTCAGATTGATTATAACTCTATACTGAATACACCAAGTGGGATCGTATCACAGTCAAGTGGTACTGTGGACCTGCCAGGTACAAAAATACAATATTCTAATGTTTATTCAAACATCGAAGATCTTCCAGCAGCAAGTAGTTACCACGGAATGTTTGCCCACGTTCACGGAACTGGTAAAGCATACTACGCACATGGTGGTAATTGGATTGAATTAGCAAACGCAAGTAGCAATATATCATCATCTGCTCAAATTGAAGCAGTAATTACTGATACATATATTTCTGCATCCGCCGCCGCAAGCGGCTTTAGCTCTGTAGGCGGTGGCTCTACTGATATATCTGCTTTAAACACATTTACCGGATCTGCTAGTAGCAGGTTAGATGACTTAGAGGCAGCAACCGGTTCTTACTTAACTGAAGTACCTAGCGGAACTGTAAGTAGTTCTGCTCAGATTGAAGTAGTAATTACTGATACCTATATTTCTGCATCCGCAGCAGCAAGTGGGTTTGGATCAGGAGGCGGTGGCTCTACCGACATTTCCGACTTAAATACTTTTACTGGATCTGCTAGTAGCAGGTTAGATGACTTAGAAGCAGCTACCAGTTCTTTCTTAACAAGTTCAGATACAGGCTCTCTATTAGTTACTGCGTCTGTAGTAAGTAACGTTATTACTTTAGAAAAAGCAGATGGAACTTCTTTCGACCTTACAGTAGAGACTGGTTCCGGAGGAGGTGATGCGAGCAATTCAAACCGCAGCGGAGCTTTGTTTGATAATATTCCTGTAAATGAGTTAATAAACGATACATGGACATTTAATACTACTAATAGAAAAATTTTACCAAACACATCAGGTAAATTCACTACAGCAACAAATCAAATTACTATTGCTGCCTCTTCTTCTGCAAATAATTTCTATTATACTGAATTATCAGCTTCAAAAGCAGGAGATGGGCTTGTTATCTCGGATAATGTTGATAAGATGAGATATACTATTAATTCTTTTTCAATACTTAGTAATACTTTTGAAAATTTCACTACTACTAGTTTAGCCCCATATTACCCACCCAGCCAATTGCAAAGCGGTGTTTTCCCCAGTATAGTAGATTTATCAGATATTGAAAAAGTACTAGTGATTACAGGCTCAAGCCCGTCAACTGCTTATACAGTAGTGCATTATACTTCATCTAATCCCGTAGACCCTGCTGAAGTTGTAAATTCTAATTATGGTTTGGGTATATTTGGGTTTACTACTCACGTATCTGGAGGATATTTCGCTGCTGGTTCAAGTGGTGGAGGTAAAATGAAGCTAAGAAATAGTCTTGGAACTTCTGTTGATGATTTTTATTCTAGTGCCACATTTGTACAACCGATGGCCGTAGGATTCTCGGGTTCTGGTGATTACTTATTATTCTCTAGTAAATTTAATAGTTCTCCTAACGCAAATTCCTTTATTACTATAATGGATACAGCATCTGACCCATCTCAGTTCGGTAATGCTTACGTATCTGAATGGAACGGTTATAGTGGGATGACTTATGGTCCTAATAATTATGCTATGAGAAATAGTTTAGATGCTATTTGGGATCAATCAACAAAATGTTTCTACCACCTACTTTGGTCAGGTGACCGAACTCATGCAAGTATGTCCATAGCTGAGGTTACATCTTCATTTTCTAACCCTAATGGTGATGCACCCTTTAAAACTTCCACTGTACGATTCTCAGACCCAGGCCATGGAGAAAATGGTGACCCATGGCAAGGAAAAACTATGGCTGGTTCTTTAAATAAGAAACTCTGGGTATATAACAGAGGAGACGAAGGAAGAAGTTATACTTCTTCTATTATAGAATTTGACTATAGTAGTGGTATGTCTACTGGAGTGTATTCTGAGGTAATTAGTTTATCACAAACTAGTGCTGGAGAGTCAACCTGGGGGTATCCTAATGGTGCTGTTGTTTCAAATTATGTATGGGCAGTTGGTGGGTTAATGTATTCTCCTACTAATAATGTGTTAATTGTAGGGGCTTATAATAAAACTGCAGATGCATCTGTAACTTATGTATATGATGCAAGTAGTTACATTCTACTTCAAACTATAAATGATGTAATGTTAACTGGTAACAGTACTATGACTGAAACCGGTACTATTATAACTTATGATATAGATGGATTTGTAAAAGTACTTACTCCATCATCAGGGGATAGTGAAAAATTTGTATATAATGTTTCATATTATAATAATGACCCTTCTATAGAAATTGACGCTACTAGTGGAGATGTAATATATACTAAGCTACAACTAAAAGACCCAGTAGCGACATCACCAAATGGTAATAAATGGAGATTAACAATAGATAATAACGGAGTAGTAACAGGCTCAGCAATATAAAATAAAGTACTATGGCAGATATAACAATTTGGGAAGGAGCTAGTACGTTTGATATAGGACAGACGCCGTTTGGATTCTACGACGGCGACTTCGACTTTCAAGCTGATGCTGATAAAGTAGCAACTTTCTGTGCTCAAAGACTTGGATATCCATTGATGGATGTTGAACTCCAATCAGGATCTTTCTATGCTTGTTTTGAAGAAGCGGTTACTACCTACGGTAACGAAGTATTCCAGTATAAGATTAGAGAGAACTATCTCTCTATGGAAGGAGATTCTTCTTTATCGAGTTATAATAGTAAATTGATTGAAGGTAGTTTAGGTAGAACTATTCAGATTACTAAAAACTACGGTACTGAAGCAGGTGTTGGAGGAAACGTGACAAAGTACACCGGCTCTCTAACTGTAACAGGTAACGTACAGAACTACGATTTAGATGCTTGGGCAGCAGATCAAGGAATCGAAGGAGGTATAGAAATCAGAAAAATCTTCTACGAATCCCCACCTGCAATCTTACGTTACTTTGACCCTTATGCAGGGACAGGTACTGGTATTCAATCGTTAATGGATGCTTTTGACTTCGGTTCATACTCACCAGGTGTTAACTTCTTATTAATGCCTGCTTCATATGATATGTTAAAAGTTCAAGCTATTGAATTTAACGATCAGATTAGAAGATCAGCCTATTCATTTGAAGTTGTTAATAATCAGTTGAAATTATTCCCAATTCCTAGACAAACGGGTCTTATTTACTTCGAATATTACAAGGTAACTGAAAAAAACGCCGCCGTATATAACTCAGGATCTAACTTAATCACTAACGTTGGAGAGGTACCTTATGAAAACATAGAGTATACTACAATCAACTCAATAGGAAGACAGTGGATTTATAGATACTCTTTAGCATTAACTAAAGAACTTTTAGGTTACATTAGAGGAAAGTATCAACAAATCCCAGTACCGGGGTCTAATACAGCTCTTAACCAAGCAGACTTACTTACAGATGCCAGAACTGAAAAAATAGCACTGTTAACAGAACTGAGAGAGATGTTAGACCAGACTTCAAGGCAGGCACAGTTAGAAAGAAAAGCAAACGAATCAGATAATCTTAAGAGGATTACTACAGAGATTCCAATGACAATATACATAGGATAATGAAGTTACAAGATTTAGTATTAGAGGAGCAGTATAAAATGTTTAAGACATTTTTCTATTTCGAATTTGATGAATCGACAATGGATGTATCTACTTTAGCAAATATTGTTAGAGCAGTAGATCTAGTAGCCGTTATTAATAATAAATCAGATAAAGAAGATCCTCGCCCAAGAGCATTATTTCAAATTAAAATAGCAACCACCAGACCTCCAAAAGAGTCTTTTGAACAAGTTAAGAACGATTGTATGACAAGGATTTCTGAGGTTAAGAAATGCCAGTTCTCTGAAAGACATATTGAAGAGGTAAATTTATAAGGTATGAGTTTATTCGGTAGCAAAAAAGACTTCGGTTTACTAACTAAGATGAACCGAGAGCTCCTTCAAGATATTATTGAACAGGAGATAGCCTTCTATAAGCTCGCTATTAACGAAACTCAAGCTAATATTTATGGAGAATCTTTAGAGAAGACATTTTTCGATGGAGTTATCATGCAATGTCTTATTACTAGAGGTGATCAGGTGTTTACTGTTGATGATTTCGGTCCTGATGTAGGTCGAGAGTTAACATTTGCATTCTTAAGAGATGACTTTGTTGACTTAGAAATGGTACCTGAAGTAGGAGATATTATAATGCTATCAGATTCTTATTACGAGATTGATGCTGTAGTAGAAAATGAATATTTCTTTGGTAAAGATCCTGCATATAATTATGCAAGAAGCGATAAATACGGTAAGAGCATTTCTCTAAGATGTGCTACTCACCTAACAAGAATAGACAGACTAAATATAGCTCAGTTTAGACCTTAATAGAAGATGGCAAATAAAAGAAGAAAACCAGTACCGAAGACACAATCTCAACTCACTAGAGAGCAGATTGAAGGATACGATGTTACTCGCGGAGTAGTGCCGGCTTCTTCTAAAAATAAGAGAGAGAATCAAATATCATTAAAAGACGATACAGTAAAACTTCCTACAGTATCTTTAAAAGATATTGATGAAGCTATTTTATTTTATTTTAAAAATATAATTAAACCAACTGTTCAACAGAACGGTGAATCTATAGACGTACCAATACTATACGGAAACCCAGAAAGATGGTCAGCAGTACAGAAAGACGGGTACTATAGAGATGGAAACGGAAGATTACAGGTACCGTTAATTATGTTTAAAAAGAGTAATATTGAGAAAAATAGATCTTTAGGTAACAAATTAGACGGTAATGAAGTAAATAATTTCATGATTTATCGTAAGCCATACTCAAAAAGAAATATTTATGATAAATTCTCGGTGTTAACTAACAGGAAGCCCCAAGAAGAACTCTACGGAGTAGTTATACCTGATTACGTAACTGTTACCTATCAGTGTGTTATATTTACTAACTACGTAGAGCAGTGTGATAAGTTAATCGAAGCACTTAATTTTGCCTCAGATTCTTATTGGGGCGACCAAGAGCGTTATAGATTTAGAGCAATGATCGACTCTTATACTCCAACAATAGAAGTCGCTCAAGGTCAAGATCGTAACGTTAAAGCTACGTTTAATATTAGGTTAAACGGGTATATTATCACCAATAGTTATAATAGAGATAAAGCAAACTTAAAAAAGTTCTATTCAAAATCCGAAGTTTTGTTTGGATTAGAAACTGAAGTAGAGACTGTAGATAACGTGCCAATGAGAAGAATTAAACCTAAAGCTGGAGCAAAAGTATCGAATGTTCGATTCTACGATACTGCTTTAACTAGAACAACCACAACAACAATAGAATTTGAAGGTATGACAGCTGAAGAAATTACCTACGTATCACTAAGAAATACTGCTGTTGCCGCTTCTGTAAGCGAAACACAAGCTACATTTACTGGTGTAACGATTGCAACACCACCAACTGGATTTTCCGCCATCAGTAAAGGCGATTACGAAGTATTTATAAATGGTAGACGTGTGCCTAGCACACAATTTGATCTCCCTACTCAATCAGGTAGTGATATTTTAGTAACCGTCGACCTTCCGGCATTCTTTGAAGAAGCAAGCGCCGTCTTCGAATCTGGTGATGAAGTAATATTAATAGGCAAGTTTAGCTAAGAATGTCAAGACTAAAACTCAGATCAGTATTCCCCACCGGATCCTTAACAATATCAGGTTCTATCACCGCTACTCAGTTTGTTGATAGTGCCGGGAATCCAGTTATTACATCAGCTCAAACTAGCTCTTTCTCCTCAGGCATCAGTACCTTAAGCGCTGAAACAGGATCATATTTAGTAACTGGATCTGTTAGCGGAAACGTACTCACTTTTGAGAAGAAAGATGGTACTACTTTTGATCTGACTGTTGATACAGGTTCTGGAGACGTGAGCGGCGACAGTACTGATATTTCTAGTTTAAACATTTTCACCGGATCTGCAGAATCTAGGTTAGATTCAATAGAATCAGAAACAGGGTCTTATGTAGTTACAGGTTCAGTAGTCAATAACGTACTGACAATAGAAAAAAGCGACGGTACTTCATTTAACCTTACAGTAGATACTGGTTCCAATGAAGTATACACCGCAGGATTAGGTATAATTGTATCTGGAAACATAGTAACTTTAGATACAGGTTCAAACCATTTTATAACAGGTGTATCCCAGTCTGCCGCCGCCTCTGGATTTGGAAGTGCCAACGCAGCATTCGGAGATCCTCCTACAATAGATCAGGATGGCTTTCAAGTCAAGGAGTTTGAAGCTATAGGAACAACAGTAGGTACGTTAACCGTAACAGATGTAACACCAGGAGACTCAGCAACATTCGCAACACAAAGCGGTTACTCAGCTGGATTCTTCGGTATAGATTCTGGATCTGGAGTAATAACTAATTTAGTAAAAACTACTGGAAGTATGAATACTTCTGCAGGTAGCGGTTCAAATTTAGCTCATCCATTTTTAGTAAAAGTAACTGATAGTCAAAATAATATAGTTAACGGTACTGTCTACATCTACGTTGAGCCAAACACAGCACCTGTATGGAGGCAAACTTCAACAGAAGGAAGCATTGTAACATCGTTTACTCAGTCATTAAATGAAAACTCGGTAAGCGGTAGTAATAAAGCTAGAGTGTTTTTTACTGATGCAGAAAGTGATACTATTACTATAAGCACAGGGTCGTTATCTGGAACATTTACAGACACCTTCTCTCTGACAGTAGAAAGTACATACGTACAGTTAAACCAGATTACTGCATCTCTGGATTTCGAAACAACTCCTACATACGAGTTTGTATTAACAGCTAGTGACGAACATTACGAAAATAGCGATGATACTGAATCAATTACTTATTTACCATTCCAAGTAAAGGTAACAGACAACACCGGACCATTAGTCAACGATCAAACATTAAGCACAATTAATGAAAATTCATCAGATGGAGCATCTGTAGGCAGTATAACTGCATCAGACCCGGAAGGAGATACTATTATATTCTCTAACTTTAGTTTAGTAAGAGCATATGTTAATGGAGTAGGTACTAATGTTACAGGATCTATGGGCGGTACCGGTTTAAATGATCCAACCGCTAATGCATTTACTACTGATATAAACGGAAACGTTACTCGTAGAAACAGTATATACTTAAATGCAGATGTAGCTGATAGGTACGAGTATAGAGTAACAGTAACCGATGCATTTAATACTACCACGGATACTGGATTAATAACTATTCCTATTGCAGATGATGCTGCTTCTTCTATTACAGACAACTGGACAAATGTATATGTAATTGAATCAGCTGTAGATGGTGATTCTTTGTATACTAACTCTGACGGGTTAACCGGTACAGTTGCTCAATGGTCATCAGCAGCATCACAGAGATGGGAAGTCTCATCAGATTCAGATTTAATAGAGGTAACAGCGCTAACAGGATCCTCAACTCAACTAAGAGTTAAAAACGACATTAGCGGATCAATTTACTCTTACGACGGTACAGACACAATTAATGTCGCTCTGACTGCCTCTGAACATGGATTTGAAACCACTAAGCAGTACGTAGACTTAGCAGTGAATGTCGCTATTAACAACGCTCCTCAAATGGGACCTACTGACGCGTCCGCTAATCAGAACACCAATGGTGCAAGAAGCGGAAGCCTTTTGACAACTATAACTATTTCAGATCTAGAAAGCGACACTATAGATCACAGCTCATTCACATTTATTAATCCAAGCGGACAGTTAAACGCAGTTAAGAGCGGGGATGATTATTTAGTACAGGCAGTAAACAGCCTAAGTGCAAGCTTATACCAATTCACTGCAAGTATTAAAGATGAACATAGATTCAGAACAAGAACTCTTGAACATTCTTTTAATATTACTCAAGCAGGAATTGGAACTTTAGGAGGAGATACTACATCCTATATTATAGAATCTGCTATAAGCGGTGCAGTATTAAGAGATGTAACTGGTTACAACAGCGGTAATCCATCTCAACTAACTGTATCATATTCTCCTCAATATAACTCAGCAGCAGTACAGTCATTTACTTCGTCAAATGCAGCAATTGCTGTAGACGATAGTGGTAATTTAACACTTAATATAAACCTCAGCGGCTCATTGACAGGTTCAGGAGATACTATATTAAGCGATATAACATTCCAAGACCAATACGGTAACCTAGGAAGCGGATCTCTAACAGTTAATGTATTTGCAAATCAAGCACCAACCGCCTCATTTACAGATCAAACAGCAAACTTTGAAACAAATCTAGCAATTGCCGGCGCCGCTATGGTAAGTATGAGTATAGCTGATACAGAATCAGATACACCATTCTCTGCATCCTTAAGTGGATCTGGCATCGCTGATTTAGAGATTGTGTTTGCTAATGCTAACTCTAGCTCCGCAGCAATTAAGGCTACAGATTCATTAGCTGCAGGTACATATAATTATCACGTAACAGTATTTGATAATTTTGGAAAATCTAGAGTATATAGTGATAGATCTTTTACTGTTACCCAATCCCCAGATTACGGAAAAGTGTACGTGTATAATGTAGGCTTTAACAACTCTACATACAACACAGCTGTAGGTATTCAGAGTGAAGACAGCTCAACACCACCGGTAGCAACACCTTATAGTAATCTTGGATTCGTAGACGCAATTATTAACGATAATAGACTCGGTAGTAGCTCGTTTGATTACGCTTACGGCTCAACAATAACTGCTACCTTACTAGCATCAGGCAGCGATACCAACGTACACGATGCATTAAGAGGAATGGGCAGTAGCGGTACTATTGCACGTAATAGTTCTATTCACACTGTAGTACTGATGCCTAGTGGATCTGATTTAGGAGGATTACCAACATCAGTCACAGATAGTTACGGTGGTAGTACAGTAGGAGAATATGTATTAGAGGTAGGTACCGACGGTACTACAATTGATGGTACGAATACGATCGAAGCATCTGAGATAAATCAGTTTGATTTGGCTACCGCCCATCTAGGTTACACAACATGGTTTATGGTAGGTGCAAGAAATCAAATAGCTTCGTCTACCAACTTTAACCTAGGCCTGAATCCATCAAGTGGATCAGGAGGAGCATAATTAATTGAATAAAAGAGAATATAGATGCCATCGTTTAGTTCAAAAGTAGATTTATCAGCAAGCGCAAAGTCATCCAATATAGTATTGGCTGATGTTGACCTAATTAAAGGTGCGTTTAAGGTATATACATCTTCTGATTTAAGTTCTACAAACGTAAACTACTTTTCAGACGGACAGATTGTGTACGTATCTGATAGTGGCTCTTTATATAGAGCTAATGTAACGTTAGCAAATCCCGGACTAGGAATATTCTCAGATAGTGTATCTTTTAATAAATTTTCTTTTGATAGCGGGTCATTTACTAGTGCATCATTTAACTCAGGTAATTCTACATTAACATTCTTTGGATCTGACTTACCAGGATCTGCACAAATATCCATGTCAGTGGATCTATCTGATCTATCAGGTGGAGGAAGTACAGATATTTCTGATTTAAACACATTTACTGGATCCGCAGAGACTAGATTAGATGATTTAGAAGCAGCAACCGGTTCTTATTTAGTAACAGGTTCTGTTAGTGAAAATATAATTACTTTAGAAAAAGCAGACGGCAGTTCGTTTAGCCTAACTGTAGATACAGGATCCGGCGGCACCGGAGCAACACAAGATTTACAGTCGGTATTAACAGCAGGAAATAAAGCAAGCGGAGCGGTAATATTAGAAAACGATAACAGCTCTGGAAAATTAGGTTTATTTCTTCATGCAGATCCATCTTTATCCTATAACTATACTGCTTCTATATCTATACTAAATAACGGCAGTTTAGAAACAGGATTAGGGGGTACAGTACATGAAAGAATTACACCAAATAGAGGGTCTACTGTTCTTCTTCAATTTACTGCATCCAATTCTGTAGCATTCACAGGTATCGGTAATGAAGAACAGTCTTACGTTCTAGGTTACGATAGTGTCACTGGTAATGTAACCTACTTTGATACTTCTTCTTTTGGAGGAGGAAGCGGTACTGTGAACACAGGATCAGCTCACTTCATCACCGGTGTTTTAAAATCTGGATTATTTAGATTAACAGGATCAGTATATTCTACAGCTAATGATGTAGCAATAACCGGATCCTTAGATGTAAACTTTACAGAAAGTGATCAAGAATTTAGAATATCCTCCCAGAGTATAACACAGTTTAGTATTAACAATGAAGGAGTAGCAGTCCTAGCTCCACGTAGCGCTGTTCCAACAGCAGTGTCTGGAGGAATGTATTTCAGTACAGATGGAAATTTCTACTTTGGTATTCAACAGTAACCAATATTTATTAATAACAATTAACCCTTAAAAATTTGCAATTATGGCAGAATGGAAAAAAGTCATCGTCTCCGGGAGTAATATCTCTCAACTAGCAAACGATGCGAATTATCTGATAGACGGACAAAGTGGTGCCGTACTAACAGGCTCTTTCTCGGGATCGTTCGCAGGCGATGGTTCCGGGTTAACAGGCGTTGTAGCGCAAAACGCTAACGCTTTAGTAGATGGAAACGGTATTGCTAACTTTAGCTATGACGGTTCCGCAAGTGGCGTAGCAGTAGCAGTAGAAGTTTCTGGATCAACGCTGACAGTAACTTCTGCCGGTGTTGCGGTAGCAGCAGGAGGAATCACAGTTTCTGAATTAGCAGCTGACGCTGTTACAGGGGCTAAGATTGCTGACGATGCAGTAGATAGCGAACACATCGCTGCTGGTGCTATCGATTTCGAACACTTCGCAGCAGGTTCAGTTAGTGGTAGTGCTATCGCAGATAGTGGTATCCCTAACGCTAAACTTGATAACGCTAGTGTAACAGTCGGTACTACAGAAATCGCTTTAGGTGCTTCAGCTACTACAATTGCTGGTTTATCAAGCGTTACTTCTACAGCGTTTGTCGGTGATTTAACCGGTACTGCAGATAGCGCTTCTATCGCAGATGCTGTTGCTCCAAACTCAGTTGCTTTAGGTACTGATACTACTGGTAACTACGTTCTGAGTCTAGCAAATGCTACTAACGGTGGTACTACTATTACTAACGGTGCAACAGAAGGCGGTGCTGCTACTATTGCAGTAAATCTTAATGATCTAGCAGCAGCAGCAGTAGATGTAAGTGCTGATAGTATCGCTATTGTTGATGCTACTGATGGTTCTACTAAGAAAGAATCAATCGCTGACTTAGTATCAGGTATTGCAGGTACTAACTTATCAGCTACTGATGGTCAATTAAGCTTAGGCAGTACGATTACCGGTAACCATGTATTCTCTAATAACATTACTGTTTCTGGTAACTTAACAGTAGAAGGTACTCAAATCAATGCTAACGTTGCTAACTTAGATGTAGAAGATAGATATATCTTATTGAACTCTGGTTCAGCTACAATTGGCGACTCAGGTATTGTATTTGGTGGATCTACTGGTACAGCTCAACAAGGCACAGCACTCGTTTGGGACGCATCTTACAACAGTGATGATGGTCGTTTAGGTGTTGTAGCAGATATGTCCGGTAACGCTACTGGCGATCAGACTATCGCTTACCATATTGCTGGTGTTTACGAAGGTACTGCCGTTGACGCTGCAACTGCTCAAGCCGATCACGTCGGTAACATCAGAGTTGAATCAAGCGACATCTACATCTACGTATAACCTTAGATGTTAAAAAGTTTTAAAGAAAAGGACTATGGGACTTGCAAAAAAACCTAAAGTTGTAGAGCAAAAGCCTAGTAGTAAGTTAACTCAAGGAGAAATTGAGTTTATTTTAACAAAGCTTCGAACCGCAGACTACAAAGGTACTGAGTTCGAAATGTTCTTCAACGTTTTTAATAAACTTTCGCAAGAATTACAGAAATAAGATTAGGGCCTTCGGGCCCTTTTCTTTTTCTTTTTATCTATTTATATAAGAATTTACCGTTGGCCTTTCGAGGAAGTGGGCTTAAATTAAGTAACCAACCGCAGTAACAGTATTATTATGCCAAATTGGAAAAAGGTCATTACCTCAGGTAGTGATGCATCTTTAACTTCTATTTACAGCGTCGGACCAATCACAGGTTCCGATTTAAAAATCAACGACTGGGGATCAGTATCAGCTTCTTTAGCATCATTAGACGCATCTACTTATAACGACTCAGATGTAACTGACCATATTAGTTCACTAGGCGTTGTATCTGGATCATCTCAGATCACAATTTCAGACACCACTGGATATACTACATTCTCAAGTTCTATTGCATCAGATATTGCTGCAATTGATTTAAGTGTTACTTTGCAGGACGCTACTGATAACGGCGCTATTAATAGAAGAGCTCCAGAACCAACTGACTCTCTTGCTGATTGGGCAAGCACCGATGTTAATATTATAATCACAGGTAGTTTAGTAGCAGCAGCACCTGGTTACGAGACTCAGTATGCTCATTTACAAGGAAATAGTCTAGATCTAGGAAGATCCGGCTCTACTGATACTTATATACAGTTAAATGGGAATAATGGAGGTTTAAGACTCGGCCCAGATGGGAGTATAGTGGATATACATTCTGAGCAAATCTTAAATATACATACAGATAAGAACTTCCTTACACTGTATACCTCAGGAAGTAGTACATCGTATATTCGGAGCTTAAACGAATACGGCCCAGGCGGCAGCACTCAGTATGCTGGTCAAGTTTTAAAATTAGTTAATTCATACGCCGGCGCAGGATCAAATGCAAACTTTAATCTAAATCATCAAGCAAAAGGTCAAATCGGACCAAACGGCGGCACTGCACTTAATTACGAATACTTAACAGTTAAAGGAGCGCAACACACTGTAAATGATGATGTTGAAGTAAACTTATTTGGGGACGTTATCAAAATGTCAACCACAACCGGTAGTTTTGGAGATAATCCGAGAGTTGAGATCAAACAATTAGGTACTGAAGTTTTCGGTAACCTCACAATCGACGGTACCGGTATTACAGGAATGGACGGAAGTATTAACGCTTCCGGAGCAATCACAGGTTCCGATTTAAAAATCAACAATTGGGGTTCAGTCTCCGCATCTCTTGCCTCTATCGAAGCTAGTGGCGCATCACAGACACTTCAAGAAGTAACAGATAACGGTAGTACCACTACAAATAGTATTACTGTTGATTCTACAGTCCATGTAGGCCGCGGTGGGGGCTCAGTTACTTCAAACACAGCCGTTGGTAATAATGCACTTGGTTCAAATTCTACTGGTACTAATAACACTGCTTTTGGTAAAGACTCACTTTCATCTATTACAGATGCACACCAAAACGTTGCATTCGGTGATGGTGCCCTCCGTGATTTAACATTATCAGGAACTGCTGCAAATACCGCAGTAGGGTATCAAGCTCTTAGAGATAGTACTGGAACATCACAAGCAGTCGCAATAGGTAATCAATCAGCCGTGGGTGCTACCGGTGATTATTTCACAGCAGTAGGTTACCAATCACTTGTAAGTGCTACAGGAGATGAAAATACTGCACTTGGTTATAGAGCCTTAAAAGACGCTACAAGTGCTGATCAAAATACTGCAGTAGGTACAAGAGCACTACAGGATCTTACTACGGGTGATAATAATACTGCAATAGGTAAAGATGCGGGTCTATTAAAAGGCAATGGAGGATCAAACCTAACCTCAGCTAATGGTGTATTCTTAGGATACAATACTAAACCAGCAACCCAAACTAGCAGCAATGAAATTGTTATTGGGTATAATGCCGTTGGTAATGGCAGTAATACAGTTACTATTGGTAACTCATCAATTACAGATAACTACTTCTCAGGTAATATCTCAGGTTCAGACACCCATATAGATGAATGGGGCTCAGTCTCAGCTTCACTATCTAGTTTAAACAATACTATAGTCGAATCTGGATTTGTAGATGTAACCGGAACACCAACCAGCAACCAGTTAGCTATCTACAGCGATTCAAATACAATAAAGAGTGATACATCATTCAAAGTTATTGAAAATCAGCTAGGTAGAGGATCTACGTATAACCAATGGGACGGAGATCAAGTAGATCTAATCTTCGCTCCTGGTATGAAAGCGCACGGTATTGAATTAGGAGATTTAAATCCTGCTTCAACACCATTCACTGCGTCTTTAACTATACATACAAATCACGGAGCAACTTCAAACTCTGTAGAAAAGACTGCTCACGGACACCAATATGCTGCGGGTACTCATGTAGTATATACTGCTGCATGTTCTTCAGTGATGATACATTATAACTTATTAGAAGACAGCGCAGTAAGATCAGGTCAACTAGTGGTTGCAGTATACGGTAACGAAGCAACGCTCGTTGAACATAGTACATCAGATATAGGAACCGGAGACACTACCGGAGCAAGATTTATTGCTACAGCATCTAGTAATACTCTAACGTTATCTATAGTATCTGCAGCAGGAGGTTCCGTTAGTTTTAGTGCTGAAAGAATGTATAGTGTATAAAAGTAATTAGATGTAGTTTATAAGAGATTAGTTTCTTATATTTATATAAAACGAAAACAATTAATCCTTTGGATAGGGAAAAAGGATCTAGAATATGGCTAACGAATTTGTAATTAGGAATGGACTTAAAGTCCAAAGCGGTAGTGTAGACTTAGGGAATGTATCCTTAAATTTAGGTACTACAGGATCTGCAGCACTACCAGCTGGTAATAAACCAGTCGTATTAACATACGATACTGAAACTAATACAGTAACGTATCAGTTAGCTGCATCTGGATCTTTAGGGGAGTACGGTAATATAGGTATTCAAGGACCCGGAGGTATACAAGGTATAGCCGGTAACCAGGGTGTACAAGGTACCCAAGGTATAACATCTACTACACAAGGTACTCAAGGTATTAAAGGTACTCAAGCACCAAAAGGTACTCAAGGTACTGCTGGTGTTCAAGGTCTTGTAGGTAACCAAGGAACTACAAATACAACTCAAGGTACTCAAGGAAACAAAGGTGTTCAAGGGCCGAAAGGTGAAAAAGGTATCGCCGGTGTTCAAGGTACCGTAGGTAACCAAGGAACTACTTCTGAAACACAAGGTACTCAAGGTACTAAAGGTGTTCAAGCACCAAAAGGTACTCAAGGTATCGCCGGTGTTCAAGGTCTTGTAGGTAATCAAGGTACAACATCAACCACTCAAGGTACTCAAGGTGATACTGGTACTCAAGCACCAAAAGGTAAAATCGGACCTGCTGGTGTTCAAGGTACCATAGGTAACCAAGGAACTACTTCTGAAACACAAGGTACCCAAGGTAATAAAGGTGTCCAAGGTCCGAAAGGTAAAATCGGAACTGACGGTGTTCAAGGTCTTGTAGGTAATCAAGGTACTGCTAATACTACTCAAGGAACCCAAGGCGATACTGGTACTCAAGCACCAAAAGGTACTCAAGGTATCGCCGGTTCCCAAGGTACAATAGGTAACCAAGGTACTACTTCTGAAACACAAGGTACCCAAGGTGATACTGGTACTCAAGCACCAAAAGGTACTCAAGGTATCGCCGGTGTTCAAGGTATTTTAGGTAACCAAGGAACTGCTAATACTACCCAAGGTACCCAAGGTAATAAAGGTGTCCAAGGACCGAAAGGTACTATCGGTATTTCCGGTGTTCAAGGTAACATAGGTAACCAAGGTACTGCTGATACTACTCAAGGAACCCAAGGTACTAAAGGTACTCAAGGACCGAAAGGTGAAGTAGGACCTGCCGGTGTTCAAGGTATAGTAGGTAACCAAGGTACTACTTCTGAAACACAAGGTACCCAAGGCGATACTGGTACTCAAGCACCAAAAGGTACTCAAGGTACTGCTGGTGTTCAAGGTATCATAGGTAACCAAGGAACTGCTAATACAACTCAAGGTACACAAGGTAATAAAGGTGTCCAAGGACCGAAAGGTGAAGTAGGAACTGACGGTGTTCAAGGTCTTGTAGGTAACCAAGGTACTGCTAATACAACTCAAGGTACTCAAGGTACTAAAGGTGTTCAAGCACCAAAAGGTACTCAAGGTATCGCCGGTGTTCAAGGTACCATAGGTAACCAAGGAACAACATCCACCACTCAAGGTACTCAAGGTGATACTGGTACTCAAGCACCAAAAGGTACTCAAGGTATAGATGGACCGCAAGGTATAGTAGGTTCACAAGGTACTACATCTACTACACAAGGTACTCAAGGTTTACAAGGAACACAAGCACCAAAAGGTACTCAAGGTACAGATGGACCGCAAGGTATATTAGGATCTCAAGGTACAACAAGTACTACTCAAGGTACTCAAGGTTTACAAGGTACTCAAGCACCGAAAGGTGAAAAAGGTATTGCCGGGCCTCAAGGTATAACCGGTAATCAAGGTACTACATCTACTACTCAAGGAACACAAGGAACACAAGGAACACAAGCACCAAAAGGTACTCAAGGTACAGATGGACCGCAAGGTATAGTAGGTAATCAAGGTACAACATCCACTACTCAAGGAACACAAGGAACACAAGGAACACAAGCACCAAAAGGTGAAAAAGGTATTGCCGGGCCTCAAGGTATAGTAGGTTCACAAGGTACAACAAGTACTACACAAGGTACTCAAGGTTTACAAGGTACTCAAGCACCAAAAGGTACTCAAGGTATTGACGGTCCACAGGGTATATTAGGATCTCAAGGTACTACATCTACTACTCAAGGAACACAAGGAACACAAGGAACACAAGCACCGAAAGGTACTCAAGGTACCGCTGGTAGTCAAGGTATATTAGGATCTCAAGGTACTGCATCTTCAACTCAAGGTACACAAGGAACTAAAGGAACACAAGCACCGAAAGGTACTCAAGGTACTGCTGGTGTTCAAGGTATCATAGGTAATCAAGGAACTGCTAATACTACACAAGGAACACAAGGAACTAAAGGTAGTCAAGGTACGAAAGGGGAAGTAGGTATTAGCGGTTCCCAAGGTACAATAGGTAACCAAGGTACCAATATAACAACACAAGGGACACAAGGAACTAAAGGATCGCAAGGTACTAAAGGGACTATCGGTATTTCCGGTTCCCAAGGTACAATAGGTAACCAAGGAACAGCTAATACTACACAAGGAAATCAAGGTACTAAAGGTACTCAAGGTCCGAAAGGTGAAAAAGGTCTCGCCGGTGTTCAAGGTATCGTAGGTAACCAAGGTACAACATCCACCACTCAAGGTACTCAAGGTACTAAAGGTGTTCAAGCACCAAAAGGTATTCAAGGTATCGCCGGTGTTCAAGGTATCGTAGGTAACCAAGGCACTGCTAATACAACTCAAGGTACTCAAGGAAACAAAGGTAGCCAAGGTACTAAAGGGACTATCGGTATTAGCGGTTCCCAAGGTACAATAGGTAACCAAGGTACAAATATAACAACACAAGGGACACAAGGAACTAAAGGTAGCCAAGGTACTAAAGGGACTATCGGTATTTCCGGTTCCCAAGGTACAATAGGTAACCAAGGTACCAATATAACAACTCAAGGGACACAAGGAAACAAAGGTGTCCAAGGTACTAAAGGGACTATCGGTATTTCCGGTTCCCAAGGTACAATAGGTAACCAAGGTACTGCTAATACAACTCAAGGTACTCAAGGTACTAAAGGTGCTCAAGGTCCAAAAGGTAAAATCGGAACTGACGGTGTTCAAGGTATAGTAGGTAACCAAGGAACAGCTAATACTACCCAAGGTACACAAGGAAACAAAGGTGTCCAAGGTCCGAAAGGTGAAAAAGGTATCGCCGGTGTTCAAGGTACAGTAGGTACCCAAGGAACAGCTAATACTACACAAGGAACACAAGGTACTAAAGGTACTCAAGGACCGAAAGGTAAAAAAGGTATCGCCGGTGTTCAAGGTACAGTAGGTACCCAAGGAACTGCTAATACTACCCAAGGTACACAAGGAAACA